ATGGGGGAATTTTCTAAGCTAGTTGGCGATAAGGGAGAGGATATTGTATCTCACTTTCTGAACCTATTCGGCTGGAAAAACCATGCTACAAACAAATATGTAACCTGTCATACCCGAAAACACAAGAAGGAAACCCATGGAATTGATGCCTTATTTGCTTATAACTCCCCTCTAGAATCTAAAGTTATAGAAAACATTCTAATTTCCTCAAAATATTCATCAAATCCGTATAAAAGTATACCATCAAACTTCAAATCACATTTTGAAGATATTGCAATTGCAATTGAATGTTATTCTAAATCGTCTTTAAAAAAGGATATAAATACTCAAATTGCTACTGATAATAAACTCAGTGGTTATAAATACGTTGATTCTGGTATTTTATTTTATATAAATAACGATACTGACCCTAACAACCAAGATATTTTAAGTAAGATAAAAAATTCACAAATAAATAACGACCTTAAGTTTAGAATAATTCATGTCATTGATAATAAAAGAGCTTCATTTCTATATGACGGGATTACTTTTATAAATAAAAAGTATGGCATAGAAAATGTAAATTTTTATTACCCACCAACATCATTAAATTTAATCAGCCCCAATAAAAAATATTACGGAAAGATATTACCCGTTGAATATATATCATCACCAATCCTACCTTTCGTAATAGAAAGAAATAATAATTTACAACCAATCATTTGCTTAGTTTCATCTGAACCTTTTTCTGCTGATAGTTTGGAAAGACTTATATCTTGTACGCGTAATTTAGTTTCAGATATATCTAAAGAACTTAGGTTTTTTTTCAACGACTTTAATGAACTTAGTGCAAAGGAAAGCATTGATAGATTAAAATTAGTAGTTGGTGAAGATATTAATTTTGAGGTTGGTTCATTTCATGAAACATTTAGAGGCTAATCTATGATTAATAATGTATTACCTAGTGGTGATAATTTAAAAACGCTCTTATCACAAAATAAAATAAGTAAATCTGATATCAAATCAGTTTTAAGGCAGCGTGGTGTTTTCGTATCAAATGACGATAAAAGCAACACAGTTCCATTATTGATTAAGTCCTTGATAACCCCTTTAGAATTCAATGAATTACAAGAAAAAATAAAAACAAAAGAGCATAGTTCTAAGGTAAATATGCGAACTTTAGAATGGAGTTCTAAAGATACATTAATTGATGCTATTGGCGATGACCTCAACTTAGACGAGTTGATTGATGATCCTTTTTGTAATTATAGCGTTGAAAATATCTCTGGATTTTATGTCAAGGATGACAATGAAGATTCAATAGCTCTAGATTTTAGCATAAAGCGAATTGACCTAATGAATTCTTGGGATGAAGTTGAACAGTATTTTTCTGGAAGAATAGAACTTGAGAAAAAACAATCCTCTGAAAAAATAGAGGTTAATATTTCTTTAAATCATACATCAAATGAAACAAAATTAGTTGCTGAAAAAATACTCAAAAACCTTAATATTCATTTAAAATCTCAAGGGCATATTAAGCAAGATTCTGAAATACTTAAAATTCAATTCAATCATTTTAATAATTCAGGAAGAATAGCTTTTTTAGAAGATATTGCAAAATCACACTTTCAAAATGAATTTTATTATCAAAAAATCATTGATGTTGATTTTTACCCTGATTCATCAAATAGTTTTCCGGATGATTTAAAATGGCTAGAAAAAAATATTGATGAATTAAAATTAAAAGGAACCTTAAGTGAGTCAATTTTTTTTACTAACAAAAAGTTACATCCGAATTTAAAAATATCTAAACTAGTTGCAAGTTATACAATGGAAGATATTGGATATAATGCAGAATGTAAAATATCCTATGAGTTCCCTGAATTTTCATCTAGAAAAGTAGAAACAGCGGAGCTAGTGATTGATTTTAAATCGTTCAATGGGAAAGGTTCATCTAACAGTAAAATAAATAAAATAAAAGCATCTATAATGAAAATACTTGAATCAAAAAAAATAAGTATTTATGAAAAACACAAAGAAAATATAAAATAAACCTATTTTCATCTTTACCTTTTATGGTAAAGATGAAAATCATTACTTAAAACTCAAACTAATCACATTCCCTACCCCACACTCCAACTCATCAATATAATCAGCATACCACTGCATCATTTGGCTCCGTCCATCCATATACTGAGCATGGTTATACGTACCACGGATCGTATTCTTATCAACATGAGCGAGTTGAAGCTCAATCCATGCCGTGTTGAATCCTTTCTCATGTAAGATAGTGCTCATTGTGTGCCTAAAACCATGTCCAGTTGCTTTTCCATGATAACCAATACGTTTAAGGACCTGATTAACACTCGCTTCGCTCATTGGCTTGGTAATGTCATTTCTACCGGGGAATACCAACTTATAGCGTCCTGTAATGGCTTGAACTTCACGTAATGCCGTGATGACTTGAGTCGATAATGGAACAAGATGTGGGCGGCGCATTTTCATTCTTTCTTTGGGGATCTCCCAAATACAGCGTTCGAAATCAAACTCACCCCATTCTGCTAAACGCAGCTCAATAGTTCTCACGCCTGTCAACATCAGGATTTTAGTTGCTAACCGAGTAATTGGGCTACCTGAATAATGATTTAATGCATTAAGAAATTCAGGTAATTCATTAGCAAGCAAATGTGGATAGTGTTGTGCTTTGGGAGGTGTTAATGCGCTAGCGAGTTCAGAGGCGGGGTTGTATTCTGCTTTGCCTGTCACAATAGCGTATCTGAAGACTTGGTTACATGCTTGACGGATCTTACGTAACTTGTCTAACACTCCTCTTTTTTCAAGTTTACGCAGCGTACTGAGTACTTCTAGTGGCTTAATTTCAGCAATTGGCCTTTTCCCTAGATCAGGAAAAATGTCATTTTCAAATGACTCCATCAAATCTTCAGCATAACCTTTAGACCAGTTTGGCTTTTTATATTCGTGCCATTCAAGGGTTACAGCTTGAAATGTATTATTAACCGCTGATTTACGTTCTATCTTCTCAAGCTTTTTCTGTTCTGAAGGATCAATGTTGTTAGCTATTTGACGTTTTGCTTCATCTCTACGCTGTCTTGCATCCGCTAAAGAAATTTCAGGGTAGACGCCAAGTGCTAATGTTTTTTGTTTTCCGTCGAATCGATATTGTAACCGCCAGTATTTAGAACCATTAGAATGCACGTAAAGGTGCATTCCTTCACCGTCAGTGAGTTTGTATCCTTTATCGGCAGGCTTTGCCGTTCTTACCTTCACATCTGTTAGTGCCATATAGGAACTCCCATGAGTTTGTGTTGGTATAAGAATTCATTGAACCTGTATGTACCAACGCATATACCAACAAATATTACTTGATGTAGGTTGATATAGGTAGACGTCAGTTGAACGAAGAAAGGTTAAAATCAGCTAATTCACTGAATTTTAGGCATAAAAAAAGACATCGGTTGATGTCCATTGACTTCGAAATGGTACGCCCTACAGGATTCGAACCTGTGACCTACGGCTTAGAAGAGCGTAGAATTAATACTTTATAATCAGTTAATTACAGTCTCTTTCAGTGTTCACAAGCTACAAAGAAGATAAAGTAATTCAAAGTTGTTTAAAGTCGTTCAATCACATTTAAACTTGAACGTCCCAACCACGTCCCATCACTCCTCTCATTTTTGTGTCACAATTTCGGCACAGCTCGTCACTGTAATTACCCCTCCATGCTATACTCCGATCATTCATCCCCATGCAGAAAACCATCATGCACAATATCGCAGAACTACCGAAAGAAGATAAAGACAAAGTGAATGTCGATTTAGCCGCTTCCGGTGTTGCTTATCGCGAAAGACTCGGCAAGCCAGTTATTGATATCGAAGTCGAGCAACAACAACCCGAACACTTGCGCGAGTATTTTCGTGAGCGTTTAGTTTATTACAGAGAATTGAGCAAGCGGTTTCCGCAGGGGTATGAGCACAATAAAGACTAATCAAATCTCATAAACTTTAACTTTTAACCCCCTTAGGGTCACCTCTCCTGCATCTGCGTTAATTTTAATGCGCAGCTTTTTTACTTCTCGATGTATCGCGACAGCGGATGAAAACACAGGGATATAAGTCTGACTGACAATATCCACAGATGACGAAACAGAAACAGTACTATCTAATTCCCCTAATTCAATAATGTCCAGTGTAACACTGCCTGAGCTTTTAGCTTCTAACGACACAGTGATTGCCGTGCCTTTCTCCGCTTGCAAATCAACCCAAACCGAACCAGAAGTAACCGTCAGAGCGCCATCTGTCACGTTTGTTGTCCCTGTCATTTCTAAGTTGCTGTAGTCATCCTTGTTTTTAACGATATCGACTATACGGCCACTGTTGAAATTAGCGTCAATAGCAGCATCGACGGTGAGGCACTTAACACCTTTGAATTTCACTGCATTCACTTCTGTTTGTGAAACTGACCACACACCAACATCAAGGCCGGCAATAACTGCATTTCTGACAAGCTCAGGATTACTATCACTCCTGACATTTAACATGCACCGGCCAAGCGCCTGAGCTTCAACGATATGCCCCTCGTTAACGGCAAAAGTTAATAGCGCCATACTTACTTGCTCATTAATTACTCTTAGCCGCCTAAGAATTGAAACATTGAACGACATTACAGTGACATCAAAAATAGACATATGCCTTTGAATTGCGCCAATGATTGATTTTAAGCCATCATCAGAAACTATAGTGGGCTTTATCTCTAGGAATGGTCGCATTCCATACTGAACGCAAACCTCTAAAAACTCATCAAGGGCGGGGAGTGGGACATCTTTCCATCCGTAGTTCCAGCTCATTTTGCTCGCATCCAACTGCTTTAGCTCAGCTAGGGTATAGTCAGAGATATTCCCTGTACCGTTTGTATAATTGTCGAGTATTTCGTCATGACAAAGCACCCAGTAACCATCTTTAGTTTCAACTAAATCCGTTTCTGCACCAAAATAACCATATTCGCCCGCTAAACGATAAGCTGGGAGCGTGTCAAATGGCGCAAAAACACTTAACCCACTCATCCCACCATGCGCAATTAAATTCACCTTGGGTGTGCCTGAGACTCCTGACGTAGCAGTACTAACCGATGATGCTGATTTTGACTTCGTTAGCCACCAATCAAAAATTAAACCTGCGGTTAATTGTCCGTAAACAGCGTAAGCAAGTAAAATGTGATTCAGGGTGTTAACTTTCGTTCTGTCGATAACCTGAAATTTTTGCGATGCATTATCATAAACAAGCGACTTGTCCCTCAATTTTAAACAATCATCAATCCCTGATGGGCTCTTAACAAATAAAGAGTAATCATTGATATCCCCTTTTATTTTATCCCATGAGGCGAGAATGAGGCGCTCGTTTGTTTGAATGCGAATATCTTCTCTTAGTTTGATGTATAAATCGTAAGGGTCACTTTCTCTTGCTTGCTCAACTATGGGGATGGAGGAGGCCTTGTTTCCATTTGACATATAGAATTTTGTCGACACTGCATTATCAATAGATAAATTACACCGATTTAGCCACCAATCAAAAAATAACCCACCGACTAACTGACCGTAGGCAGTAATGGCAATAATATATTGTTTTGTTGAATCTAAATCGAGAAATGACACAACCTGAAATTTAGCTAATGTTTTATTGTAAACGAGCGCTTGGTCATTGAGTTTTAAACAGTCATCAACCCCTTGCGGGCTTTTAACAAATAGAGATGAGTCATTAATATCTAATTTAATTTTCGACCAGTTCTCAGCAAGCACCCCATTTAGCGCTCTAATCCGAATGTCTCTATTAAATCGGATATACAAATTAAACGCAGCACCAGATCCAGCTTGCTCAACAACGGGAAGCGGTAGCAGGCTATTGCTTGAGTCTAAATAAAAGAATGCGGATTGCGCTTGATTTAATCCATGCGTGATATTTGCTGACGCTGTAGACTTTCCTGTTTTTGATGGGCTGCTACTTCCCTTTCTCCACAACTCCAGCGATTCGCTGTCTAAAGGACTGATAACCCAATAATAGGCCCCCACCGAAACCAACGGCGAGTTCTGTCCCTCTGTTGCCGTTGAGAAAATTAACCCCAGTTGAGCGACTGAATCACGTGCATTCTCTGCTTGCTTTGCATACATGCTAGCCTCAGAAACTGCGGCATCAACCCCATCAATAACTTGCTGAGCGGCCGAACTGGCAATTTGCGCAGCATTGTTTTCTATATTTGCAGCCTCTTCTTTTACCTCATTGAGTGATGCATTTGCTTTATTGGCGCTATCTAGCGCTGAGTTTGCTGCCTCGATTGCGAGTGAAGCGTCACCAGATGCTGACTCAAGACCCGCCACGGTCATTCTTTTGTTACCAAACCTATCAACATAGGTCAACTCACTCGAATTAACCACCTCATCTATTTTAGTTGCATTGAATAATAAATCCTTTGCGTCACTACTTGGAACTGGCTTTTGTGTTGGTTTAACTTCTCTCATGCTTATTTTTTCCAATAAAAAAGCCAGCTCTATGGCTGGCTTGTTGGTTAATGATTACTGTTATGCGTTATAGTCTGGTTTTGCGTCGAAATATTCGGTTGCTGTTATTGTGTAGCGTTCGCCACCAAGTGGGCGCTTATCGGTTATCACCCATTTGATGTTTTCGAGTTCAACTGATGCTGCTATCACATATCTAGAAGGGGATTGTTTCTGATATCCATCGTATAGATTGAGTTCGATATCTTCTGGTACACTTGCGATAAATCCGAACTCAGTATCGAGCCGTTTCTCTGCTTTAAACTTCTGCGTTGTGTAGCCCATGCTATCTGTGAGATACACCCACATCTCTGTATCAAATTTGATTTTCTCGCTAGTTGTGAATACCTCTCCTTTTCTCTCTGTTATGTAACCCGCTTGCTGATTTGAGTCGTAAGTATCTGCTATCAGCACCATGTCTGATGGGTACACATTCCCACCGTCTGCTAGGGTTGTCAGGCTGATACTTGTTCGTTGATGAATAAGTCGGTTAGCTTCTAACAATGCTCTATCCATTGCTTGGTAACGATTACAGCAGCCCTGCAAAACTATCTTATTTGGCGTTCGCGATAACCCTTCCGTAATGCCGTTTTCATCAACTCGAAAGCGGATATAGTCTTTCTTATTGCGAACCGGTTCGACATACTCCAACTCAATCCCGTCATATCCCGATGGCATGGACATGTCATACGATATCTTCATGTCGTTACCTGTGATGTTTGAGCGATTGAAAGTGGTCATCGGAAATTCACTGGACTGTTCACGGGAGAATGTCAGCACGGCGCTGTCGAAATAAGCGGTTACTCGTGCGGCGTTACATATGGTTTCTATGCGTTGGCCAAGGGAAATGTCTTCATCGTCAAAGGTGTAATCGAAGTAACCTAGCCGCTCATCTGGCAAGCTATCGTAAATTCGATATAGCCCGTCAATGTCGATATTTTTCTCACTTTCTCCTGCAGTAATTAACCAAGTATGCAGCACGGCATCAGCAAAACTTCTCGATGGTCTGAGCGTATAGTCAACTTGCTTTGATACTCGGTCATACGAAATAACCATGCGTGTGGCCAACAAATTATATTTCCTCTCCCTCGCTCCCGTTGGTGCTTCAGTAGCTCTCACTGACACATTAACTATCGTGTCATTCTCAAAAACGACATTCTCACGAACTCGGACAATGTGAGCGTTTTCGATTTTCATGATGCTTTGATCGCTACTGTTATTGCGTCGAGTGAGTTGCACTGCGTAGCGCCCACGGCCTGCATTAAGTGTCACTTTGTCTGTTTTGTAATAAACTCGCGCGCCGTTGTTAGCGCTTAGCGCAGTATTGAAGCTTTGGCGAGTACCAACTATTTCCTCGTTATCAGTGTTTATCTTCCAAATTTCGACGATTGCATTGCAATTATCACCGCCACCAAGTTGCGCCTGTAAATGAATCCACATCTGGTCGCCATCTACTGGAGAGAAGAACGGACCCACTGTTAAAAACTGATTGTCATAGAGAATGAATTTCGTTGTGTTCACGACCGCATTCGGTGGAAGTTGCGCTAAGTCAGTACCGCTTAGGTTAGTAAAGAAGAATTCGTAATACTCAACAGGGTTAATCAACGAACCATCGTCACTCTCTTTTGCATCAACTAATTGAGCGTCGATTTTTACATCTTTAGTTACAGAGCCCTGCGGCGTGTCATAGCTCACATTCACTGTCATTGAGATTGAGCGTGGCTTTGTGAGCTCAAAGAAATACTCAAATTCATCTTGCTTAACGATTTTTATCGCCGCTTCACCGCCTTTTATCTCACCAGAAACCACTTCATTTGCTGTCGCTGTTTGCTGTGGGATATCTTTACTTTCATTGGGACCCGGCAATTCTTGACCGTCGATATCAGGAAACTCGAAACCCTCGTTAATCAGCGGGATAGTTTCTTTCGGTTTGTATATTTTGTAACTTGCCCCCGCCATCGCTGTAAAATCAGATTCGGCAAATCGGATACTTTCCGTTTTATACTCGCCAATACCGATGTTTAGCCATTCAGTTACTGTCTTGAGGTTGTTATTGTACTCAAACATAGACTGCTGAATGAGGTCAGGGAACGCCCTTACTTGCCCGTGTATTTCTGGCCTTGCTTGGTATGCTCGGGCAACGTTTGTTTGCCCTGCTAGCCTGTTATTTGGGCTGTCTTTAACATTCGACTCAGCCGCAGAAAATGACGGTGTTTTCGGTGCAAGAAACGAGAATACCTTTGTTACAAGGTTAAACACTGGATTCAGAATATCGCCGATAACGCCCTTTGGTTGGTCGAACACTTGAATAGAATGAGTCGGTGTAATTTCGAAATCTAACTCATCATCTTCTCGCAGCACACGACCGTTAACGAGAATGACAACGTCACTATGCAACTGCTGATGCACTAGAAAATCGCTATAAAAAAAAGAGCCGACTGTTAAATCGACTCTTTCTTTAGGTGTTCCCGCTATTCGTTGAATTTCAACTATCGGCATATTTCATAAACTCCAATTTCGTGAATTTCTTCTCAAGCACAATGAGCCTATCCATTCTTACAGCACCATTTTCTCCGCGGCTATGAAATGCATTACCATCGATAATTAAACCAATGTGAGCTGGCTGAGAGCCGCGATAGCCAATGAATATCCCGTCATTAACTGGATGCTCGGTGCGTTGCCAGAATTCAACCTCATTCTCATAGCAGGTTACAAAATCATGGTCCGATTCGTAGCCAGCATCATGATGAATTTCCGTACCTAGTACGTGCCTAAAATATAAGACCACTAATCCCCAGCAATCACACGCATCAAACGTACATGCACGATTTTTCCATGGCTTGCCAATCATCCGATTAATAAACTCTAATTTCGTCATTAAACCGTCTCCAAGCCTGTGAATTCTTCCATCGTGTAAATGCGCCCAACGTTCTTATTCAGTGGGTTATTCATCGACAGCGTGACAGTGACCGATTCCGCATCGAGCGAGCAATCTTTCACGTACAGTGACCATTCGCTTATCGGATTATCTTTATCAGCAGAATCAAATAGCCTGAATGTTGCGATAATTGGCTTCATTCGAGTATTTGACCGCCATAACTTGAGTTGCTGCTTAAAGTCCTGTGCGACTCGACTAAACTTAACCGAAGCATCGATAATCGGGGTTTTGCTCTGCTGGCTCTCTGCTAGCTCAAAGTTGCACGGCTGATACTCAACGCCGCCCAAGACTTTAGGTTCTATCTGCAAGCTGACTAAATGAATATTTCCGAATGAGGGATGATAGAATTGAATGGTCTCGTAGAATGTGCGCATCGGTCGTTGCGCTCGGTACTCTCTTAACTTCATTCTCCCCCCTTACATCGTGGTAATCGCTCGGTGACGACGATATCGAGCAAGCCCCAATCCCTTGGCGGTACCTCAACAATTAAATCGCCAAACTCGTCATCTTCATTAAATAGCTTGCGGCAGATAACCGAGCCCGTCCAAGTGACCACGCTGCCGTTAATCGACGTTTGCACTGGATAACTAACAAAGTGAAGTTCCTGAGGTTGTAGCCCTGAACCACCAAGATTAATCGGCATCCTGAACCACTTAGTGCAGTTATCCAAATAATTAGGGCTTCTCAACCATTGCTGAAAAGCCCTTTCTTCACCTAGCTGGAATATCCACTTAACATTCCAAACTGTTTTAATGTCATCCGTTAGTTTCTGGAATATCGGCGCTCCAACTTGAGGCTGATCCGTTCGAAACCCAGTGTCAAACGTCATGTTCTTATCCGCTTTTTGTGGTAACGGGAACCATTCAGGGTAGTCGATTATTTCCATGGATAGCCTTTACAGTCTGGTAGTTGCTGTGGTGTTTTGAGTTATTGAGCGATGCATAGGTCCCTTCTCTTGCATATCAGTTAAGAATGCCTGAACTGTCAACGTATCACCGTTTTGTGATGCCTGAGCCTCAAATTGATGCTTGCCCGATGAGTAGTCGTTGAACTCGATGTTCAAGGTGATTCCATTACCACTGCCCTGCATGTCCTTATTCGATATAACTCGCCCATTGTCACCCGGTATCATGTATTGCTTTCCGGTGCTGGCTTTGAATATTTCAGGCTTGCCGTGCTCCCCGACTTGATACATTTGACCTGCTCCAACGGGTCCACCATTGTATCTAGCACCTGCAACAGCCATTCCCTTAGCAACGCCTACAGTCCCGACAATTGCAGAGTTAGCCGCCACAGCATTTGCGCCCAATGTAGCTAGTGATGACAATGCAGCAGCAGGAGCCCAAGCTGTAGCAACCAGTGCAGCTTGACCAGCGGAAGCAGCGGCAGCAGCACTCCCCATAGTTTGACCAATGATGAAGTTTTTCAGCATCTCAACGCCAACCTGAACAAGCGAGTTAACGACACTATTTAGCATGGTGTTACCCAGTGATCGCATAGCATCAGCCGCTGACATAGTACCCGTCATTAATCCAGTAATAACGTTTGAGGCATTGCCAGCGAAGGAATCAACCGCTGAAGCCAACATTTCATAGCTCAGTGACTGATTACGCATTAGTTCCCATTGTGCCGCTGTTTGCTGCTCCTGATATTGCTTATCCATTGCTGTGAGTAGCATGTGATATTGCATATCCGTTGCTTGCTTAGCAACAGTGAATTGCTCATGGGTTATTTGCTGCTTAGCGTAGGAGTTTTCTAGTAACTGCTGCTCTTGGTCATAATACTCTTTCATCATTGTGAGCTTACGCGCGTTTTCATTGGCTAGTGCTTGGATTGGGTCAAACTTGGCGCGGTTTTCTGCTGTGATGTTTACTGAAGCGTTGACTTTAATGTCAGTCATTCCCTGCTCAAACGCCTGAGTTGCTTCTCGGCCTAATCGCGTAAACGTTTCTTTATCAATGAATCCCTCATCAAACATACGTCGAATAGTTTTAGCTTCCTCTCCGAATTCACGGGCCAGTTTTAATTCTGGAGTAGCTTCTTGCGCCCTGATGAAATCATTAACCTTTTGGGTCAGGTCGTATATTTCAGAGGCTTCCTTTGCTACAGCATCTTTCTGACCTTGAGTCGCTTTTTCACCAAGCTTCTGAACGGCTTCAAATACAGCCATTTCTTTATTTACATCACCAACACCCGAGCTTAATAGGTCAAAGCGTTTTTGTAATGATGCTAGTTCAGTTTGTTGGCGTTTGATTTCTTCAGAGGCTTTATCTTTCTTACCGCCACCGCTTGTTTTTTTCTTACTGTTCGATATTTGTGTTTGTATCTTATATTGCTCTTTTAATGCCAATATGTATCTGTTAAGAACTTCAGGATCATCAATGCCGGCTTGGGCCGCTCTAACCGTTGCTAAATACTCAATTGCGGCATCTTTACCTTCTTCCATTTCTATTTTCAAGGCCTGAACATTTTCCTCAACACCTTGAAGCATTAACTCAAACTTATTATTTCTCTCTGCCTCTAATGCATTCCTATAGTTTGAAACTTGAATTTCAGCCTCACTAGCTTGAATGCCCGAATCTATTAGCTTTTTCTCCAAGGCATCTAATGCCATTTCCATTTTTGCTGCTTCTGGTGACCCGAGAGCAATAGTTTTAGCGAGTAACTTATTTGATTCAATTGTATTTTTTGTCGCTTCATTAAAAATATTAATTGCTTCTACGCGCTCAGACTCAATACCTTTTCTATCCTTAAACACCTGATTAGATTTTCGCTGCTGAGCTTCTTGTTCTCTTATTTTTTTTGTGCCTTCCTCTATTAACAAATTGACTTTGCCTAATTCATTAGTGGCCCATTCTATTGACTTACTAATGTTAAAGTTTTGCTCTTTTTTACTCATTCTCTCAAGGGAGCTTTCTAAATTTTTAGCTTCTTCGACGCTTTTTGCTAATTCCTCTTTTGTTTTGGCGATCCTGATGCCAAGCTCCCTAGAGACAACCTCTGCCTGTTTAGATGTTAATGAGTCTATTTTCTTGATCATCTCATCTATTTTAGCGTTATATTCTTTTAATGCGGTGTCGTCAGTCATTGCTTCATATAAAGCATAAACTCCTGCTGCCGCTAGAAGAAATAATCCTGCTGGCCCACCTAATAATGCCATTACACCACGAAGGCCATTCATTGCCATTGTTTGAGCTTGAGTCGCGAGCGTTGCCTTTGCCGTGGCAGCTGCAACAGCTTCATTGGTAGCAGTTAATGTTGCTTTTGCCTTTTGTTCTAATGCGGTAGCTGCTGCAACTTTTGCGCTTGCAGCTACTTCTGCCTCCTTAGCTTTTTGTAAGGCTAATGAAGCTGCCGCTTGTTCTTTATCGATCTGATTCCCGATGGCTTGCATTTTCTTTTCTGTAGCCATCATTTTGTTTCTTGCAGTAACCACGGCTTGATAGTTTTCTGCTTTAGGTGCTATTTGGTATGTTGCCTCGGCGTCTTTTAATAATTCTCTTTGAATTTTAACTTGTTGCTGTAACTGCCCGTATTGTTTTTCCAATGAAACAGTTAAGCTGTCTGCTGCTGCTACTTTTTCTTTAGCTGCTTCAATTGCTGATTGAGCGGATGCCTTTTCTTCTTTGGCATTTAACACCATTTGCGCTGCTGATGCTTGATAGGCCTCAGCTTGTTTTTTGTTTGCTTCCGCATTCGCTAACTCGGCCTGAGTTGCTTCTATCGCGGCTTTGGTGTGATTGATTAATGATGCCGTAGCACTACCTACATTACTAACATACCCAGCACCTAATTGACTAGATACAGTACTCAGCACTCCTGTAAATCTATTATGCGACTGCATGGCCTTATCAGTTGCCGCCGAGTTAGCTCCTATCTTTCCAGACAATTGAGCCATGTCACGAGATAGCTTATTTATTTCTGGCATCTTCATAGCTGTAGCCACTTGAGATGCAGTTTTATCTAGTCTATTTAAAGAGTCAGTGGCTTTGTCTGTACTTTTCTCAACGTTATCCATTACCTTGTTGACTTGCTTCTCACCGACAAGCAACTCTTTAATGTCCATGCTTACATCGTAGTGGATACCACCGGCTGATTGGCTTTCTGACATAATTATTTTCCTCTAGAAAAAAGAAAGCCCCGTCAACTTGACAGGGCCTATGCATAAAATGGGTTTGTTTTTAGTACTTATAGCCTTTCTGTCGGCAAAATTTATTAACCGACTCAACACTTAAGCTATCCGTTGCGTCACTAACTGTTATTGGAGCTACGACAAATACACGCTCACCTTTATCATTTACTGTGTCAACGATAAAAACATTGAATGGTGTAAATCCAGCATATGCACCATAAGAATTCTTTGAGTTAACCATGCCGCAATACACCCCAGACTTCCCTTCATAAATTAATTTATTGTGTTTGAAATCTGCGGTGTATGGGTCTTTAAGCTTTTCCTTTACTGTCTTTTCTATCTCTTGTTTCTCATTATCAGTTAAATCTCGTTCGATTACCTGATTAGAATATGCGTTAAAACCTACTATTAAAATAAACAAGCCAACCAATGCTTTTTTCATTCTTAGTACCTTTCTACTATTTTTGGCAACTATAAATACTAACCAGTGCAAATTGAAGCAATTCTGATGCTTATTGTTTATTACTACCAGAACCCCAACCCTCGGCGCTGATCTTTCTAGTTATCTCATCAAGCCTCTGTTGGTTGCCATTTTTCCTCAAAATAAGGCACATTTGATTGAATGCATAATGGCTAGGATAGTAAAAATCACTAGCTGGCGATGGCTTTCCAAATATAGTGCGATATTCGTCACACTCTCTTTCATGCTTGTTTTTCATTGAACGCATAACTAGTCCAGATATTGAAATCGCCATATCACATAGCTCTATAGCTTTATCAAGGCAATCTTTCTTCTCTCTGTTCTTATATTGTTTCTTTATTTCTTCTTGAAGATCAAAGTGAAGCTTTATTATCTCATCATCGCTAAGACTTTGTATTTTATCTACTTTACTCTTGTATTTACTCATGGAAAACTCCTAATAAATTAATGCTTACAGCAATTTATCAAAACCTAACCATCACCAGAATTTATACCAAGGTTTTTTACTTTTTGTCATGCTAATGCTATTAATTTCATTTCTTTGGCTATTTGCCAATAATAAGCAATAAGCATTACCTATTTCATTGGTTAACTCGGTTTCAAATTCTCTATTCACATCTGGTAGGCCTGTTTTTGCATGCACTAATTCATGGACAAGAGTTCCACTAAACATAGAAAGTGATTTTAATGTTTTTCGTGACATTACAATGCAATTTGAATTAGGGTCCCAGCACCCCAACGTTTCTCTCATTGTCATATCATCGAGTCGCATGGTATCAGATAGTTTTATATCAACAACGTAGCTAGGTAGGCCACCAAATACTCTGACTATTTCATCTTTAAATTGATAAATACCTCGTTCCTCTCCAGAGAGATCGGACTCATTGATAAATTTAAATATAAAGCTATCGTTATATGCTTGTTTGAAATTATCGATATCATTAATTGCATTCCCATCTATATCTTGAGAGTCTGCAATTCGCGCTCTTAAATTATGAGGAATAGTTACTATTCGAACGCCATTTGTTCTAGCCTCATCAATCAGTGAACCATGCAACATCCCCTCTTCTGACGTAACAAACATCACATTTCCTGATGAGTTCAAAATCGATACGGCATGCTCTTGTACGTCAATCCATGATAACTCATCATGCATTGTTCCATACTCATAGCCAGACATATCATCAGCAAGCTTATCGATTACGGTTTCGTTTTTCGACGATAACAGAATTCTTTTTACTGTGTCTGTGTAAGCACTACGACCAACATTAGTTCTTTCCCTGTTAATTGATTTTTTTAGTTGAGCATTTAGGCGTGTGATATTGTATGAAAACAAAAAGTTTTCTTCTCTAGCAACTAGCACACCATTTATATAAATTTTTCCTTCACCATCAATATTCTCAATAACCTGACCATATCCAGTGGTGTCTATGACCTTGGCGCCAGTGAAATTAAGGAAAAGCAATTTAGCTTCTTCTACTTCATTGTCATCAATGTTACTTAACTTAACCTCTGTACCAACGAAATCAGTATCTAGAGGCTCCTCAATGATCGCATGCAGCGTGGTTATATCGCCAAATCCTTGCTTGGTCATTTTTGTTGTTTTTATGATGCCATGCTTTGACTTTATTAAACATTCAACACCATGTCTCTCAAATGTTGCCAAAGCATCCTTCAGGCCTATACCGAATCGACCAATAACATTTTGAGCATTAAGTTTCTCTTGATTCTCATTTTGGGTTAAGTGGGTATAAGTAATGCCTCTACCAAAATCCCTGATAATCCAACTATTGTCAGATTTCAATATTTGGACATCTTCAGTTCCAGTCAGTGCTTGCTCATCCAAGGCATTAGCGATAATTTCTCGTACTGCATGCCTAACTTCCCAGTTCTCTAATATCTTCTCTATATTTAAATCAAAAGCTTTTGTAGTCATGATTTACCCTCATACATCTTCTTGACGGTTTCCATGAATAGCTCTTTGAACTTATCTGATTCTAAGTTGGCTAGTTCGTCTATGTTCTTAGGTTTTCTTTCTTCGTCTACAGCTTCCTGTAGGATCATTATTATTTCCGAGTTCATAGAGCGACCATTCTTAAGCGCTCTCTTTTGAATTTTTTCTTTTAAATCATCAGGTATTCTAACGCCCATTGGCGTTAAGCCTCTCATGCCTTTCATTATAGCTACCCTCTGCAACATTTAGCATCACAGTGTAGCTAAAATACTATTGACTAAATACTTTTAAGTTGGTAGCTTTATAGCTACACCTTAGCTACACGGAGAGCAAAAAAATGAGGATGAGAGAAGTTTCCCCATTAGGGTTAAGAATCGACCCTGAAATCAAAGAAATTTTGAAGCTTATTGCAAAAAAAGAAGGAAGATCTCTGAATTCAGAGATGGTTCAGAGATTAAAGCGAACACTCATACAAGATGGTTTATTGAGTGCTTAAAACAGCGAAGCCCCAACTGCGCGAACAGTCGAGGCTTCTTATTTAGTCCGAATCTAGAGGAAACGAACTATGAGTACTATATCAACAATTAATGTGCCTTTCCACGGTAACAATTTATATGTAGTGAATTACAACGGTGAACCATATGTCCCAATGCGCCCAATTGTAGAGGGCATGGGGTTAGCATGGGGCGCTCAATTTTCCAAGTTAAAACAACGTTTTAGCTCAAGCGTTTCGGAAATCGAAATGGTTGCCGAAGACGGTAAATTACGCAGCATGGTTTGCATTGCGCTGAGAAAATTATCTGGCTGGCTTCACACCATTAGCCCTAACAAAGTTAAACCTGAAATCCGTGATAAAGTAATCCAATATCAAGAAGAATGCGATGACGTACTCTATGAGTATTGGACTACTGGCGAAGTTAAGGCTAAGCCTCGTAAGCAGGTTAAACAAATCGCAGGTCGTATTACCTCAGAACAGCAAGAAGCAATTAAGCAGCTTGTCTTAAATCGCGGTAAAGCACTACCTAAAGAGAAGCAAGCAAAAGCAATGATAACTATGTGGTCGTCGCTAAAAAGTCATTTTGGTTGCACGTACAAAGAAATTGATAGCGACAAGTTCACAGAGGCATTATCACTGGCTGCGCGTGTTCCGCTCGAAGGTGAATATTTACCGAAGCAAGCAGAGCTACCTACGCCAAAGCTTGAGATTGATTATCCGCTTACTTGGTATCCAGACAATTTCCCATTTGTAGATATGTGCTTCTACAAAAACGGGCAATTAAAAGTAACTCAGTCAATGCTTACTGAGACCAAAAGCCCAAGCAAAGAGATTTTAAGCAAGTTAGAAAGTGCTGGCTACGATGTAACAGCGGCTAAGGCTGAAATTGAATCACTGCGCCACACTATGATTGAGATGTCATGGGCGCTAGGTCAAATAGCTTCTTTTGCCAAAATGAAAGATGTTGTGAACAAGACGTTTACAGCCTAACCACCCAGCCCAAGGACGGGCTAGATTTGGTTAGATTTTCCATATTACTCAGCTGAGTTAGCTATTCTTGGTCATTATTAGGTGAAACTAATTTTATTTCTATTTTCTGTTCTTTTGGTGTTTCTGATGACAATTCACACTCATCACTCTTTATATTGTTACTAATTTCAGTTATCACTCGGTTAATAAACTTATTAAAAAGTGTTTGATCATCTGTATCCTTGCTGTTTGTTTTTTCTACAAAATGCTTATGGAAAATTATCTTAGCAAATTGGCTACTATTATTTTCCCCTATAACTTGAGATAGATTCCTTACAGGCTCATCTGAAGCACTTACGCTAACATCTCTGATTTTATTAATCGCTCCATCAACTACACGAACCACTCTATTTGAAACACCTTTAATTTTATTAAAGTCATCTATATTAATATTTTTATTGTGAGCGACCTTATTCCTGAGCTCGTACAACAAATCCCAATCTTTTGGTATATTTTTTGATTCTTCACCTACAATCTCTTCAAAAAATCTATCCCAGTTACTTCGCGGAACAAAGCCTTCTTTTATTTCATTAATATCTATCTTATCAGACTGCAATCTCCGTTGTAATTCATTAATATCCAATGTCTTGTACCCATCAAACAATACATCTCCTAACGTACTAAAATTCACATAAAACAAAACATTATGTAAATCATCTGCATCTAAATCCCTTTCATTTTTTACTGATTTACTAAAATCATCTGGGGTATATATTTTTTCCCAATAAGCGCCAATTTTCGTCGTCATAAAAAGAGTAATTAATTTTCTCATTTTATTTTCAGCTCTATTTATATATTCATAGGCTTCTTTGCATAAGAATTGAGATACTGTATTTGTAAGTACAACCAATTTCGTTTTTTTTATTTCTCTAAGTGTATCAGTGAATTCCACGTACACATTATAAAATTCACGTGCATTATCTAAATTTTTATCCATCTCACTAGATAGAGTTATTACGCATACTTTGTTTTTACTATTTCCATTTATCGTTTCTTTTTTAACTTTATATGTTTTTCCTTTAAACGTTATTACCCCACCTTCAAATCCCAATTTCCTATTATTCTGAATAAATTGAGCTATATTTTGTTCTGTTGCAACTGTTTTAGAGCCCTCATCAAAAACGAACAAATACTCCACTTCAAACATGTATAACCTTCTATAAGTATTAAAGAATAATTATGAAGCATTATTACTATATTTAGTATCTTCTCAACCATAAGCGAATAAATATTCCAGTTATGTCACACTTTAGCCTTCACCACAGGCAACTCATCAAACTTTGTCGTGTATGCAGGTGACAGCATTTCGCGCTTCATCTGATACCCACTATCGCCACCTTTCGCAGCAAACCAGACTTTGCCTAGGCCACTATTATTTATCGTGTCTAATGTTTTCATCAGTTCATCACTATTCTTAAATGGCTTCTGAGTCGAGAACATGTCGAACTGAGTAATATCTGAATTTGTGAAGTCAGACAACATTATCCCAGCTTTATAGTAGCGATAACCTTCTCTCCAGATGGAATCTAGGCCACGCATGGCAGCATTGATGATGTCTCTCGTGTCGCTGCTAGGGTATTCAAGTTTGATACTGGCACTATTAGCATAATCTTCACCTGATGCATGGCGGCTGGTTTGAATGAATAGGCCAATGATTCGGCATCGCTGCTTTTCTTCACGAAGCTTTTCCGCTGCTCGTTCTGCATAGTCACAAACAGCCTTGCGCATGGTTTCAATCTCTAAAACTTTCTTACCGAAAGACCGTGAACATAGTATTTGCTGCTTAACCTTTCGGACTTCTTCAAGCTCAATACAGGACTCTCCGTTAAGCTCTCGGAGCGTCCTTTCTAGCGTCACTCCAAACGTTTTGCGTATTGTGGCCACTGATGCATTCGCCAAGTCTAAAGCGGTATAAATTCCCATAACTCTTAACTTAGCTGAGATTCTACGGCCAATGCCCCACACTTCTTCAATCGGAATAAGTGACAGTAATTTTCTTTGCCGACTTCTATCAGATAGCTCGACAACACCGCCCGTTTTCTTCCAAGTTTTAGCTGCATGGTTAGCAATCTTAGCCAGAGTTTTAGTGGGGCCAATTCCAACGCCAACAGGTAAATGAGTTCGCTGCAATATCGTTGATTGAATTTCTCGCCCGTACTCTTCTAAGTTAAATGTATGGGCCATGCCAGTGAAATCAAGGAACGCCTCATCTATCGAATATATCTCCAAGCGCTGAGCATACATTGATAACAGCGACATCACTCTATTACTCATGTCAGCGTATAACGCGTAGTTAGAACTAAATATATTGATATTATTTTGTCGGTAATAACTTCGTCGCTCATAGTAGAGCTCACCCATTTTTACACCGAGTTTCTTTGCTTCAGCTGACCGGGCAATCACGCAGCCATCATTGTTACTCAGGACGATTACTGGCTTTCCTGCTAAGTCTGGCCTGAATACTTTCTCGCAGCTTGCATAAAACGAATTAACATCAACTAAGGCAAACATTACTGAGCCTTGTGAATAATGAATGTGACCACACCAAATATCTGTAAATCTTGCGCGTCACCAATGAGTATCGGCTGAAAGTCAGGATTCATCGGCATTAACATAGGTGGATGAGACTTAAGTCTCTTTACTGTGAATTCACCGTCAACACTAGCAATCACAATATCACCGTCTTTAGCTGAAAGCGCACTATCGACAATAACAACGTCACCGTCGTTAATATTTGCATCAATCATCGAATTACCCTCGACACGCAACATGTACGTGCTGTCAGGATGTTTAATCAGCGTACTGTTGAGGTTTATTCTCTCTTCCATATAGTCAGCAGCAGGTGATGGAAACCCAGCGGGTACACGGTCTAGGAAAAGTGGAATATTGATAATTGACTCGGAATCGATAAGTTCTAGCTTCATGATGCACCAAAATATAACTGTGTTTATATACAGTATATTCTAGTTGCATCGTTTGTACAGATCAACAATGTAAGTTTTCTTGGAATAATATAAACAAATATAACTTCATGCCGATACATACACCCAAATAACTACACGGTGTATTTATTTGTCGCGCTTGGTGAGAGTGTTTGGGCAAAAAAATATTCACTACACTGTGTAGAGACTTTACAGTGAGAGTGAATATGAAAGGCATGAGAAATATTGCTCCATACGGCGTTAGAATACCGGATGAGCTTAAAGATAGTTTAACTGTTAGAGCAGCCCAAAACGGACGCTCACTAAATTCAGAAATAGTAATGATACTTCAAGCTGCGATTGACTCTGCATCTGCGTTACCAAAAAGCAGCGCTGAGCATATGGCTGCTATGCAGGCCGAAGAGTTTAAGAAAGTTGTTTATGAACAACTTGTTAAGATGTACGAAGAAAAAGACGGTAAGAAGTAGCCGCAAAGCTACTTCCGACTCACAAGTCTACGCTTACCCGTTGCCAGCTCATCATTGCGCTGGTCATCTGCTTTCATGATCTCGTCGTATTCTTCACGAGTGAAGCCTTTCTCGTCTGGATACTTGGCTTTTAACATCATTACGAACTCGGTCATTGTCAATTGCTCTGCTTCCTCTCGATTCACACCGAAATGAGCCCGTGCAGCGGTGATATACTCGATGGCATTAAAGCTATCTGTAAATTCATTTTTACCTTCGTTACGCTGAAGCTTCCTAACTTTGGCCTTACCGATAATGCCGTGGGTCATTAACTCCCGAGCAAACACGATGATATCTGTAATTGGCACCTTACCCAGCTTATAGATGACGCCATTTTTACTGGGCTTCCACTCACCTATAAGTTCATCGCAATCATCATTACAGCAAGCTTGCATCACCATCATTGAAGTTGATAAGATACTACGCCCATACGTTGGCTTTTTTAATGCTTTAAATAGCCACTCAGGAACAACTCCATAAGCCTGTATAGCACGAGCAATTAACGCTTGAACTTCTGCACCACTTAGCAAAGTAAATGCGTTAACAATCTGGTCTGGCGTCCCTATTCTAGTCATTGCGTCAAATGATGGCCTAAACAAATAATCTTTATCAGGCGTTGATATTGTGAATTCGCCATATTCCTTTCTTGCTGTCATATTTCCCCCTGAATATTATCAAGGGCACTCGTAAGCACCCTTTGTAATATTAAGCAGCTGTGACAGTGACTACGCACTTAGCAGTTTTTGCACCATCTTCAGATGTGACAGTTACGTTTGCTGTTCCTGCCGCTACACCTGTGACAGTGACAACATTCACCAGCTTACTAACTGTTGCAAAGTTGGTCTTATCACTTACAACCGTGTAGTTCTTGTTGGTTGCGTCTGTTGGCACGAAGTTAACTGTGAACGTGCCTGTTTCACCTTCTTTTACGCTTAGCGTTGTTGGCGTAACCGCTACGTTAGTCACTGGAACTTCTTCAACTAGCCATTCGACCGTATCAGCATCTGAAACTTTAACCTCGCCTGAGTAAGTGGCAATTTCTGACGCTGGGAATTCAGATGACCAAGAAGTGAAAACGAAATAGCCTTGCAGCACAATCGCATCTTCACCAGTGAAATCCATCTGCACCCAATATGACGGTTGGCGACCTGCTTGAACTTCTTTAGGGATTTCTTGAAGCAATAACAATGGGCCAAAATCGTCATCTTTATCACGTTTGCGATATTCACCATCAAATGAAATGGTCATATCTAAGTTAGTGACTACGTTTTCAACTAAACCTTTGGTGTCATCTGCTTCTGATGTGATGGAGTTTGGCGACAAGTCAAATGACTTGGTGGTTAACGCCCCAATGCGTTTAAATGCTGACTGGTCTGGAGCCTGATCGGGACAACCTTTCGCAATACGAATAATCGCATTACGCCCAATCAGCTTATTGGTTTGTACTGGGCAATCTGCCATGTGTTTACCTCTTTCTATAGAAAACAAAAAAGGCCGCACATTGGCGACCTAGTTTGAGATTTGTTTGTTTATGATAAGCAGCGGAATGAGAGCCTGAATATCGTTCGGTTTTCCGTGGTTACAATTCCTGATGGCAACCCACCCATATTAAAAACTGAGTTGAGATTACAGTCGCTAGGATTAGCTGCGACATACTTGAGTATTTCATCAGCGCGAGTTAATGCGGGGATTGGGTTGCTTTGCTCTGATACTAGAATTACATCCACATAGTCATCAGCGCTTAGCTCACCAAATCGCCCAGAGCCATCATTAGGTTGAATGACTAAATACTGTTGAGTTTTGGTATTAGCCTTCTCTTCCCACTGTAACCGCTGCACAGTAAAGTCATTTGTTAAGCCGCCTCGCTCTAAGTAGTCAAGGAAATCATCAATAATCACAATCTCATTTCCTCCATTATCGCGGCGTCAATCATTCCTCTTGTTTCTTCAAAACCTGAATCAAGGAAAAGCTTCTTGGCTGTTGGGCGCTTAAACTTTTGTACAACCCTAGGGTCGTGAACATAAACAGCATAACTAGCGCTATAGCCAACGCGCCCAGTTAATATCGTTCCATTCACTCTAACCGACCGATAGCTTGAGTTGATTAATGTCTTTGTATCGATTGGCGTGTAGACGGCTGCTTGCCTACCTCCAATATCTAACGCCCTGTGCATAGCCCTTGTCGCTTTATTGGCTGTAATATCACCAACTATCCTAGATAAGGCAGCCCGAGCTTCATTAATACCTCTAACTCTCGTTGCCATATCAAGTCCTTATTTTGTAATCAGGGTCTTGCCTAAACATTCGAGTGTCAAAGCCATCAACAGCTTTAATTTTTGAGCTATTACCTTCAACTTTCCTCGGGTCTAGGGTTGAGCGAGTGTCATTCTGAGCGATGTAATCACCAACCTCTGGCAACCTTACTGGCTTACCTTTGTAGAATGATTCTGTGTTGAATGCCAAACGTGAAATAAACTCACCACCGTTTGCGTCCATCGCCTTTTCGTTCGTTGCTACCCAATTACAGTCAATGAGGTATGGAACACCGAAAATAATTTCATCGCCAAATCTGCCGCCATAACTTACCGGGTAAACAGTCGCAACACTCTTGTATGACCAGCGAGACATTTTCGCCATATCAACTCCTAAAGACGTCAAACTGAACTAGATTTTGCGGCCTATTGATTGGCAATGAATCAGTGCAACCAGCTGTATCTAAGTTTGATAGCAGTTTAGCAAGCTGTTTTCTTCCATCATCAAAGTATTGATATGAGCGAGAAGCGCCTGATGGTGCGTGTTCGGATGTTGTTTTTCTCACATCAGCGGATGACAGCATCAAAACAACAGCATAAAGCTTGATGAGCCTAGCCGTGCTTTCTGGATAGTTTGAAGCGTCAAGACAGTCATCTATTCCATTTGCAATAGTGATAAATGACTCAATAATAAAATCAGGAGCCTCAAAGCCCATTGAATCAAGCAACTCCTGAACCTGTTCGATTGTTATGTCTACAGCCATGAGACCGCCTGAATATTAAAGGGACCGAAGCCCCTATGATAAATTAACCGCCAGTTGAGTCCTTACCGAACGACACCATGACACCCGCAGTATCTTTGATATCTGTCGCAATCTGTTTCCAGTTAGCTACAGTTTCAATTTGCGCGTTTGTTGGTGATTTAATGCTGTCCTTGCTCCACTGGTAACCGCGCAGACCAATCGTAAAGTCATACTCGCCTTGCATTAATGCCTTGATATTCTCTTGGCCTAATACATCTTGAGCCTTCATGATAAGCGGTGATGTTTGAATAGCCGCTGCACCAGTAACCAAGCCTAATGAATGCTGTTTGTCTGCATCAGATAAAGCAGGAATATCAGAGATAACAAATCGACGACCTAAATTATCCTGCTTGATCGCAACATTACCAATCTGGAACAGGTTGTTAGCGTTGGTGAGTGTTTCGTCCATAAAGTCATTGAACGTCGCACCATCCATCAGCCAAGCAACAATACGTGAATATGCATCACCAAACGGGCGAGTGGCCTTGTTTAATCCACGCAATGATGGTGTATCACCGCCAACAGTGATTGCATTCGTATTACCAGAGATAGCTGCTTTCAATGCCGCACCAGCAGTATTTAAGTAATCTTGAAGCATTGCTTCAGCTGATTGTGCAGCCACTACAGCAGACGCCTCGGTAACATCTTTACCTAAGCGCTTCATCATGGTTGGAGTAACAGATACTGGACCAATACGTCCATCGACTTTAATCATACGGTCAAGAATTTGACCTAACTCTTGCGGAGTCAAATTACCTGAACCGTAAGCGTTACGGCGTTGAGCCAGTCCGCCAAGTAATTGCCATGATGTTTGTTCAATATAGTCACCAATATGGTCACCATCACCGAGAACTAAAGCACCGCCAGATGCTTCATTAAACTGACGAACCGCCTGAGCGACTAGCTCGGTAGCTGCCAGCGATACTTGTTTTTGAAAAATGTATAAAGACATATAAATTAATCCTCTTGGATATTAGCAATGATTTCACGTGCGCTATCAATTAATGGATTAGCGCTTTTGGGTTTATCACTGCCTCCGGCTGGTGACTTCCCTTTACCGCCTTCACCTCCGGTTCCGGTGGCTTTGCTACCGATAATTACCGGTGCAAATAACTGGTTACTACGAAACTCTTTTTCTAGATCATCAATAGTGAATGCGGACGGATGACCAGCCGAATCAACGACTCGCGTTTTTCCTTCTTCTACTGATAAGCGAGATTTAATGTGTGGCATGATTAACGGAGCAGCATCACCAGCCAATTTTGTGGCCAACGTCTGTGCAACGTTATCAACCAAAAGCGTGTGTAGACTTGTGTCTTTTTCCTGCAATTGTACTAATAGCTCGCTTTCACGTGCTTTTAACTTTTCAGCCCAACTTTTTTCTAATGATTCAATGTCACCATTTTTGCGGGCCTGTTCTTCCGCTGCCTTCTTTGCAGCTTCTTCAGCTTGTCGGCGTTTCTCTTGCTCTGATTTTTTCTCAGAAAGCAACTCATCAACTTTTTTCTGAAGCCCTGACACATCTGGAATATCAGGCATCCCTTCAATTTGAAGCTGGTAATTACCGCCAGACTCTTTGTAAAAAGCCTTTTGCTCATCGGTTAATGCATCAAATTCTTCTTTCGTTAATAAATATTTAAACATCGTCAAACCTCTGGTTTAGATGGTGCGGCCTCTGACCGCAGATAATAAAAAACCCGCTCAGTGGCGGGTCTGTGTTATTTCAATTCAATTCCGGCTCGCTCAAATGCTTCAGGTGCGAGCTTCTGCATATCCTTGAGCGTCATCGGTTTAAAGTTTTTGTGTAGTTGTAATTGTGCAAATCGCTCTGGAGATAATCCTCCATCACGAAATAGCTTTCCTCTAGTCGGTCCAAGTATTAAATCTTGTCGCTTTTCCGATTGCCGAGTTAACCACTCGTAGTAATTCTCTTCACCCCATTCAGACCTGCCAACCGGCTTAGTTACTATCAAATCAGCAAATCTATCATTTAGAATTGGCAATCGCTGACTTCGACAGTTCGGATGCAATGGCGGCATTGGACCAACACCAACCGGATATCGATTTCCTGATAAAGCCCTACACGTAGATGACGTTTTATTGTCCAATACGGCGCTAAACTCTTCCTCTTTGATTAAATCGGCATTCTCCTTATAAAACTCCTGAGCAGCGCATGTATGAGCATGTTGAATAGCTGTATTTGCAATTGTTCGATAGTTATAAGTGATGCGAGATATTGTTGATGTTGTTACCTGCGTACGGTCAATTGCAGCCCCGTTAATAGTCGCCTGTAGAGTTTGAATATTACTTTGTGCAGCCATAGCTAAAACGGCTTGATTCTCTACTTGTTGAACTGAACTATTTACCCAAGAGGATATAAACTTCTTGAGGAACAGTGAGCCTCCCCAAGCCGTTAATATCAGTGGTACATTTAAGATAGATTTCTCAACTTTATCAGCACTAGGCTTACTTACTTCATTTGTCACTATCTGCGATAAGCTATCAACTTCAAGTTGACTTGACTCAACGCCAATATCGATAACTGATTGCAGTAAATATTCAGAATAGCTGGTAAGAACTGGTGATAACTCTCGCTTTAACTCAGCAATGATGGCGTTTAGTTTTGACCTCGATGTTATCTGACCTGAGAAATTAGCTAACGCCTTAGCAACTGCCGCCCTTAACTCTCTTTGCATTTCATCACTATCAACAATGCCAGCTTTGAGGCGTTCTAGAAGAATTTGGATCATCATTGAGTTGTCTAACATCAACTGTGATTGCATATTCACCTCTACATCATTGAGTTAGCTCGCGATAATTCTATCTCTTCGATAACATCCTCAGCTTTCTCATCTTGCGGAATAATATTGATACTTTGCAGGTACTTCACAAAATCAATCATTCGCATAGCACCTGATTGCAGAGCAGCAAGTAAGGCCGTAATTGCTTGAGAGTCTAATTGTGCAATATCGTAAACTTTGTTCAATTCGATAGTCGCCTCACCGCTTCCCGCAAACTGAATACAGAAAGCAAGCGCTCGATTAAATGCCTGCTCCACATTGCCAGCACACAATGAAAGCACGGAGTTATCTGTTTGCGCCTCATCCTGCGCCTGCGTGGCTGTTCTGGCAGACGTTCCGCGCTCAACTAACTTAGCCCCTAGCATTGCCATTTGCTTCTCTCTGCGCTCTGCTAGTGTGATTTGGATGTTCCTATCTTCAGGTTGAGCAAACTTCATATCGCCACCCTCTGGAAGCAATACGCCTTTACGTGAACCTACATTAAACCCACCCGATAAATGATCTTTTACCCAATTATCCGTAAGACCAGTAAGTGCAATCATCGGTTGGCCTACGGTATGTGCTGATTCAGCAATATCTGCTTCAGCTTGGTAATGCTTAATATTCAAGTAAGCTATATCAGCAAGTGGCGGGGCATCAGGTGTATGGTCGTTATTCATGGACCCAATCCATGACCACGGCAACTCATTGAGTGGCTTTCCGCTTGCGTCACTTAATACGACCCATTCTGTAGCTTTCACATCACCATCTTCATACCAGCGGCGTGAATGAGCCACATCATCAATAAGCCGCAATTCAATCCAGTTATTCTGCATTTGCAGCTCAAAATCATCTGAATCAACTGGCTCCTGATACTTGAGAACAACGAGTGATGTTTTCCCGTTAGTCACTCGCCAGTTAATGATTTCTTTTGCTGTAAATAGTCGAATATATGGACGGCCTTTGTTGGCTTCCGACTGAATACCTGAACCGCTAAAGTCGCTTAATAATCCTGCGCGTCCACGCTGTAAGTTTTGCGATAAAGCATCCCTTATCATCTGCGTTAATTGCTGGCCTTGACCGTCGATGTCAGTTTCTAAATATTCAACACCTCCACTAACGCTAATCTTTACTGGCTTGCCAAATGCTATACCGAGTAATCCACTTAACGTTCTACCAGTAGCATTAAGAAACGAAGCTCTAGCCAAATAACTCTTGTAACGTGAGTTATCTTTGTCATCAGCATCCTTTTTATCCGCTGGATGTGGTAAGTATTTTTCTTTTTTACTTTTTACAACTCGTTCGCCATCAACACAATCGCCGATCATGTCCCACTCAGGCAAAAACTCGCTGTACGCTGGATGTTTATAATCAACGTTTGCATTCATATTAGTTCCAGTTGAATTCTAGTTTCTCGGTTAGTCGTTTAACGTTCCGTCTACTTACAGCAAAGTAACGGAATCCATCAGCATCATGTGATGTATAGTCATGAAGTGGCTTATCTTTCCAGCATCCCTTTTTGTCATCCCACTCTTTACGGTAGGCTTCAAGGTGTGCGATGCCTTCGCCGCATTTATGCTCATCGAAAGCACAATGAGGGAGAATTTCACGCACAGCCTCGATCCCCTCATCGATAGACACTCTTGGCACGACATTAAATCGAATTGAGTAAACCTCTCCATCGATTTCATACCCCTCACGCGCTAATTCTTTTCGTGATTTAGCATCGGAGCCAAATTCCCTATTTTCAATATCATGTGGGCCATTGTGACTTTCGTAGGTATAGCCTTTATCTTTCAGCACTTTCATGTAGTGCCGCAGACCTTCGCCACTGCTTGAGTAATGGTCTATAACGTGGAATTCCTCACCCACCTCACGGATAAACCAGATTGACGTTGAATCACCTACACCGATATCCCAATACGTATGCACTGGTAGATGTGAGTTATCAGGGAGTGTGCCAATACGTTTATTTTCGTACAGAAAGCGGAATTGCTTAGCGTAATAAGCACCTTCAACCGATTGCTGAAATGCCTCAGACGGTATTGACGGATATTCCCGCTTCATATCGTCGCCAAGTGTTTTCTCTTTGGCGTAATACCATGCTTTCTGGCGCTCGCTTAATTTAACGCCGTGCTTACTGGCTATCTCATCGAAGTAATCAACTAGCCGCTGTGGTAATTGCTCAACAGGGTCAATGGCGTATTCGGGATTCTTCCACCATGAGAAGAAAAAGAATTTCCAATCTAGGTTAGAAAGGGTCTTACTCTGAATTTGCGCTTTCTCAGCAGACTGGCAGTAATCATAAAAATAACCTGCTCGGCCTTCCGCTGTGCTTTCAATTGTCGTGAAACAATCGCTTGATACTGCCTCAAACGCACCAGTAACAATCTCACGAGCCTTTGCTGGATACTTGGCGCATATCTTACCGAACTCAGATACATGTAAATATCGGAGTGTACCCCCACGAAATGACGTGCTGATATAAAGTGAGCCGCCTTTACTAAAAACCAATTCACCAGCCGCGTCATTACTCGCTGGATTTGCTGCTTTAATTTCATCAGGTAGTTTTTCATAGGCATACTTTATCTTTTCCCTGAATAGCCGCTTAGCATCATTTAGCGTATGAGCTATCAGTGCACATTTAGCCGCTTCAAATAGTGCAGCGTCTAATTGGATGATGCAGACCTCAGTCGTAAAACCAAGCTGACGAGCCTTTAAGATAATGTTTCGCGTGTGCATCCCTTCAAAGTATTCAAGCTGCTCAGGCGTCATTTTAAATCGAACTGGCTTACCTTCTTTGTTGGTGATCCAGTAGAGGTGATTCAATCGCCAGAGCTTATCTCTCAATAATGCAAGATGTTCTGGCTTCATGGTTATTCCTTAGATAAGTCGTCCATTAGAGAGGATATTGTGTCTGTAGTATTATTCTTGCTCTCACTGTCAATGTTATATGCCTCTCGCTCTGCTTTAATGATTTTTATTTGAGCGTCAACACCAGCCGATAAAGTTCTTGATAGTGAACTATGGTTTTCCTCTGTGAATTCGACTTCATCCAGAAAGTCACCAAGCTTACTGGCTATCCCTCTCCATCTAGAAAGGTTAACCCTGTGCTCAAGTATAATTTCAGCTGCAACATCAGAGGCTTGCTCAATAATTTCACCATCGGTAACCATTCCTGAGTGGTTACTTTTGGTGGTTACCGCCTTGGTTACTTTTGCTAGAGTGGCTGACTTTACTTTTTCTGTTAGGTCTCGCTGCCACCCTTCGTTTTTAGCCCTTTTTATTATGGTCGCATGATTAACGCCGTACTTTTCCCCAATAGCCCGTATGGACAACAAGCCAGCCCGATAAGCCGACTCGATGGCTTCCCAGTCTGGTCTTTTAGCCATATTCATATCCTCATAACAAATTAAAAAGCCCACCATGATGAGCTTTGTGATTGGTTATTCTGCTACTTCAACCACGGGCACATATTCAATGCTGCTAATCTCATCAGGTGAAATGTATATCCATGCACCGTCAGCCTGTGCAATTGCGATTAGGCCGTTAGTCACACGAGGCTCTTTAGTTGTCATCAAGCCTTCGTATGTTGTGCCATCTTTCTTTGTTGCTGTTACTGTGTATTTCTTCATATTCCACCCAATAAAAAACCCGCACTAGGCGGGCCATTATGAATTCTTGTTACCTATTTAATATCTAATGGCATATCGCGCATCGATTTAGGTATTTCCCTTTCACCATACTCTTCGGCAATTGCCATTATTTCTCTGTATGGTCTTGCGAATGGGCCAACTACAACAGTGATATTTTGACTATCCGCTTCTTCTGGTGTCAGTTTCATGGTTTCGACTGTCATTACCAGTGCAACTTTTAATGCAGCACCAGTCCAAGGTAAGCGCTTAATTAAATCGTCTTTCTTATCCATCACTTATACCTCATTGATTGAATTAATTAGCGCTATTTCATCATAAAAAAGGCCGCTGAGCGACCTATTCATTTTTTCGATTTGCTGAGTAATTTATCCAATCCGCGCTCAACAATTACAGCCACCAATCGACCCTCTTCAATTCTGCCTGACCCGATGTACTCAAGGGATTGCTGTATTTGACGCTGGAGAATGGATATTGTTTTTTTCTCTTGCTTGGTCATTTTTTCTTGCCGCCTGAATACTTAATCGCCCATGCTTTAGCCACATTTAAACAATCATCAAACAATCTACCTTTGCGGCTAGCTTGTGAGCTTTTACGGTAGTGATCTAATGCCATGTTGCTAGCCATCTGAGCGATAGATAAAGAAAAGCCGAGCTTCTTTAACTCGGCCTGTACGTTTTTCTCTATAAATTGTTCAGCGTTCATGCAGGTTCTTCTCCATTTGGAAAATCCCCCATGTCAGGTAAGGTTAGCTGCGATAAATCCATAATGGCTTTCTTAGCTTTACGTATTTTCTTTAAGTGACGCTTGCGTAAGTTCATTAGGTCACTGCCTTTCTTGCCGAAATTCTCAAATGACCAATTGTCAGCCGCTACTAGTCTATTTTGCATTTCATTGATAGTTAAACTTTTAAGCTCATCCATATCAAGGTTTGCCAACCCTGTTTGAGGCTTGGACTCTTTCTCAGCTAAATCTAATAGCCAGCGACGCAAAGCTTTTGCCACATCAGTCTTAGATAGAATTCCTACCAAGTGAGCGCCTCTAATCGAAAATATCCTTACTCTCTTATTTTGTATCTCATTGTTTTTATTGCTAACGGTCAAGCTGACCGTCTGAGACATACCATCTGTAAACTCATCTTTGTTTCTATTAAAAATACGAGTCACCGATGATTCATCTTTATACTCAAGTAACTCTGAAAGTTGTTTGTTGGTAAACCAAACCTTTCCATCACCATTATCAAATGGGATAACTTCGTTACCTTTAAAAACTAATTTATCTGACATGATACTGTCCTTACTTAGTAATGAACCCTTGCCACATAGGAAATCAGCCCATCGAAGCAGTATCAGCTATAACTGATCCCCTCAAAGGCTCATTCCTAAATAACGGTTCGATGTTTATTAGATGTGTGTGCATGTGGTGCACAGGGTGAAATGCGTACTGCTAATTACATAAATTGAATAAAAGTAACTTTTTTTTAACTTTACTTTCGTAACGTAACATTGAGAGGGGTATGGTTATTACATCGCTAAGTTATTAGTTTCATATATATTCCTACACTTTTAAGCCTCAACACCAGGGGCTATTTTTTTGCCATTTAAAAGCCCCCTAATTGGAGGCTCGTTGTTGTTCAATTTCCCGTATTGCTTTCTTGTAATAAGTGTTCGGCTAGCTTTTTAGAGAATTGGTGAGCATATTTCGAACCAATTTCATCATAAGAATATTCAATCGGATCATGCTGCTTCATAAAGCCTAAAATCTTTGCAGCCAAAGCTTCTTTATCTTCATTCATCGTAAACACTCCGTTCTAATGTAATCTTGTAAATACAAAGTTTGCTTTTCGTTCTCAGCCATCATTTCTCTGAGACGCCAATAATCTTGTTCAGCTGCTTCACTAAGTCGTGCGGAACTTTCATTGCTTCCGCTTTCGGAGGTATTCGCTTCGGGCTTTGGGCATTTGGCGTTGACGTACATGCGCTTAGCGCCATTGCTAACATCAATACGCAACTGGTCAATTTCAGCTTTTGCATTTGTGAGTTCCGTTGTGTGTTTGGTGTCGAGTTCGTGAAGTGAGTTGATGCGCTTTTCATAGTCTGCGGTGATAGCTGCTTGTGTCATTAGGTCATTATTAAGCTGTTTAATTTTCTCGTTTTTACTGTTTATCGAGTCACTTAAAAAGTAAATAACACCTACCATTGAAGCCAAGATAACAATTAGCGCTTTTTCAGCCCAACTCACAACAAACTCCACGCTTTTTCGAACGTAGCCTCATCATATGGCTGATAACCTAACTCAACGCTGACAATGGCTTTTGCTAATGCAATGCCTGTCTTTTTATCGCTGGTATCTATTTTATCCAGAACAGCTACGCCGATATCATCAGCAGCCCTTCGGATATAGCCAGTTGTATTATTCTCAACTGGCGGCGCGTATTTGTTAATAATTGCCGCTACAGAATTCAGTCCATATTTACGTTGGTAAGTCTGCAGTAATTTATAGATAGCTCGAATACCATACTCAGCAGATTGAAACCGACAGAAGCGAGATTCAATGCTTGGGTCGTGAGGTAATTGCCCCTGCCATTTGTTAGAGGGGTTGTAGTCAATATTGCCGGGGTTATTGTTGCGTTCGCCTCGTGCTATTTTTCTAGTCATTTCTTACACCTGCTTTACCTTTAATCATATTGCTGACTTTCTCAACACCCCAGTAGCCAATCATGACACTAGCGATATAAGCTAAATCAGGATTCATACCCATGAGCGCTAGCAAGTCCTTTGCAAACCAACCTAAGAACGCGCATAACACACCATCAAGTAATGTCTTTTTCCAGCCGCCGCCACTGTACATACTCCTAAGTACTGCTACAGTTCCAGCGAGCCCAGCTGCTACACCCTGCTCTTTGTATTGGGTAAAAATGTAAGATAGGGAGTTGGATAGCTGCTCCCAAAATTCAGGGGTTTCTTTCATATGATTCATACTCACCCCCTACGTTGGAGGAATTTAGTTAATAGATAGCCGCACACAGCTCTTGTGTTAATTGATAACGAGGGTGATTGATTCTGTGGCGGCGTATGAGTGACCATTTCGGTGATATCAACAAAATGGTAGAAACAAAAAAGGCCGCACTAGGCGACCTCTTGATATTTGACTTAAGAAATTTACGTACGATAACGTTTTCAAATAGTTACGTTATGCTACCCTCATTGATGAGGGAACCAAAATAGAAAGCCCCAAACGTATCGCAAACCAGACTTCTCCGTTCTGCGTAGAGGTCATGAGGGGCACTATTAATGCAAAAACCCCACCGAAGTGAGGCTCTAGAATCTGGTTAAGCCAACCTAAGAACAGTTAAGGCAGCTTACCTGATAAGTATTGTCCATTTGGTCATTGCTGTCAATAGCAAAGTTCAGTTATTTTCCTAACTTTAGCTACACGTTTACGACTGTTCATTGCATTTCGTAGAGGTTCATACAATAACCACTGGCAAGCTTTCAGTTTTTCGTCAACTTCTCTTCGGCATGTTCGCAATGATGGAACCTTTATCTTTCCTCCTGACCTTGTGTTCATTTTGCGGGGATTTGCAATCTTATGGTAGTAAGATGCTATCGAAAGTTTGGAAGCTTCACATGCGTAATAGCTGAGCAATATTTTATAAGCCTGTTCGTCAGTGGCGATGATTGAATCTACGACCTGAGAAATCAACATTCCCTCGTCGTCACTGCACATAGGTCTGGATGGCGTACTGTTTGGCTCTACTGTTCGCATGAATTTATAAATCATGTTTATCATGCGTACATTCAATCGGCCTGAGTGAACCCAAGCTCCCCACAATTCAAGCCATCCGTTAAGCCAGTCAAATTGCTCCTTCGTTAACTCTTTCTCTCCGATGTAGCTCATTATTCCACCTTAGCCCTATTTCTAGCTGTCATGAGCCTACCGTTGACAATAATGTGATTGTGCATATCAAAATCTCTTGCATGACGCCTTACTGTGTACCAGTGAATTCCTAGCGCCTGAGACACTGCTTCCATGTTCCCGTAGTGCTTTACTAGAAGCTCAGGTATTGATGTAATTTCAGCTTGCATCTTCTATCTCCCATATCGTGATATCCAGCGATCCACCTTTAACTTTCTCCCCGCGTCTAATTCGAAAATCATCTATCTGCTCGTCGTCATCCCAAAAGTTGGCGTGAGTAAGCGAATCGAAAACAGCTTTAGGCAAGTTATCGAGGTCTCTTTTTCGTTTGTCTGGGGGATTTGCTGTGATGACTATTTTGATGCGGGAAGTGGTTTTGATATCTAGGTTTTGCTGCTCTATGTAATCTGTTACTTGCTTTCGGTAGTTTGTGCCTTTAGGTGATATGTAGTGCCTACCTCTACAGTGTCGCCAGTAGGTATTGTTGCTTGGTGGCCACGGTAATTTGAGATGATATTCATTCATGCCTTAATCTTCCCCTCGCTTTGCAATATAGCTTGAGTTCGCATTACACCCTCTAGGTGACATTGCTTTGCGTATTCAGCGTCCGTGATTCGCGTCCTGCGGTCGGTTTCGTCATGGCAAGCGCTACACGCCCAAGCTATAAATAAATCGCTAGGCTTGCATCCTGTACCGCATAATCCAGCCATTCGATAATGAGCACCTACCACAGTTTCAGAATTACCGTTACACACTCCGGGTATTCTTACTTGGCACTCTCTGCCTTTTGCTTCTTTGCGTAAGTTAGTCATACATAAACCCCATAGCTAAAGTAACAATAGAAAAGAATAGAATTACGTGTCGGGTTCGTATCTTGGATGGTTTGTCTAGACCTAAATACCACCTTACCCATTCAGGATTTTCTTTAAGTGCTTTGCGTAATGATTCCTTGCTCACTTTCTCGCCCTCCGCTTCTTGGCTACCGGTTCATCTTTGGGTTCTTCGGTGTCAATTTGCTTACCTTGTGGTTGCAAGCACTGTGGAATAACTTCCATCCATTTTTTCATCTGCTCTAATGCGTTAGTCCTTCTCATCTCTCTATCCTCAAAAGAATGTCAGTAACCGATTCTCAGTGATTTCATTGCATCCCCTGAAAATGTGTTTTATTGCTGCGTTAATCATGGCTTTGTAACAGCGTTCGAATTCGTCCGACTCCATGCTTGCAAATGACAGGCTCTTAGCCTCTGTACGCACATCACCATTTAGCCTTACCGTTTGCTCATAAAATCCTGCAAGTATCGTCAAATCCTTCCTGAAACGCTCAAATTGGCTGTGCTCATCCATACAGTCGAGTCCTGCCTTATTTGCGCACCAGTGGTCGAAACAGAATTTAAAGAATACGAACATCTTTTTGTGAAATGCGGGGTTTCTTGTGAGCTTGGCGCTGAAGGTGTACATCTCGCCATTTTTGAATTTTGTTAAACGTGGTAGGTCGTGTTCGAATGCTGGTGCAAATATGCCATTAGCGCATTTGACCATTTCTATTTCCAAGTTAGCCCCCTTGCATTGCCCTTATCATTTCAACTAAACACTCAGAGCTTTCTTTGGATTCACGAATGAATTGTTTTTTGAGTTTTCTGATTTGCTTTCTTGTTGGCTTAGCCTGAAACTTAAAGTGATCCTCATCGCCATAAGCAGATATTTTTAATATCCAAAATCTGCGATTCGTATTGAAGTTAACGTAATAGACCATTACCTCTACTGGATCACTCACTGTTAGCTCTCCTGTTCCATGCTGCGATTGCTTCATGCTCTGACGACTGCGCCATGCCTCGATATTCACAACAATGACAAATTACAAACCACATTGGGAATTTCAGTTTTTTGGCGACACCAACTTTTGTTGATTTACATTCAGGGCATTTCTTGAGTTCGCTCATAACAACGGCTCCCGTAATCCTGTTTTCACATATTTGATATCGTAGGCAATGTTAATTTCCCATTCGTCATAGTCATGACCGTAGTAGTTACCGCCAGACCATGCGCGTTCGTCTTGGTCATTCAGTATGAAATCCCATTGCTCATCATTGAGTTCTACTAGCCTGTCAACGTTGGCATCGAATACCTGCTGCTTAATCATTCGTGCAAGTAGTGATTCCATCATTCACCCTCTGGCATTGGTGGGAGTTCGTGCCAATACTTGATGTTTTCTAATCCCACGCCCGATAAAAACTCGCCATCATCCCATTTGCCGTCAAAGTCGCTGATGTGCATGATGTGAAGCATAGTTCCCAACTTAACAATTACTGGTTTGCCAACTTCGGGCATTTTATCGGAACACTTAACCCAATTAGTTCCCTGCATTAGATGCCTCCCGTTGGCGCATTTTTTCTTGCAATGCTTTGAATTTTTTCGTTCTCGCGGCATTTTCAATCGCTACTATTCGTTGATATGCTTTACCGCGAGGTGTGAGCTTATCGGCTTCTAGCTCATGGTCGAAAAATACTAAATTCACTTTATCTCTGTAATACTCAATGTTATTGCGAATGTATCGACCCGCTATAAATCTACCTTGGCGTAAATAAGCTTTATTCAGCTCTGTTAACGTTGTTCCTTTCATCACTCAACACCTCGCTTAATTGCCTATGTATTCTCGACAGTAAATATCAAGACAGCCGCTAAATGTATAAGGGTCATATTGCCAGCTAATTTTCCCGCAGCACGGACAGTTCCATCGTGTTTTCCCGCTGCTTCCTTTACGTCTGCGTTGCTTTTTAAGCCATTCAGGAATGCGTAATCCTGCACTTTGCACCATCGTTCGGGCTTTGAAGCTAGATAAGCAGAATGTGCGCCTTTTCTGTGCATCGGCAATATCGAACGGCAGCCAAACAATGTTATCCATCGATAAATCTGCCTCATGGAACTGCTTAGCAAATGAAAAATTAGTTACTGGCTTATGCCCTTCAGTTAGCCAATAAACATCGTTCCCGTCCCAATCACCTTTCACGTAACCAACATAATTAGTACAGCCTTCCTGAATTACAGTTTCGCGCGGTATGTACTGACAATCGACGTGATAATCAGCTAAAGCATCAACCCAGAATTTAGAAACGGGCTGGTCAATACTTCTTCCGCACTCCCACGCCCTTTGCGCTTCTTCTAGCGTGTATACATGAGCCTTATCGATATCAGTGGCGTAACCTTTTCCGTCCTTGCAATGAAATGATGCGTTGCTCCCCACCGTGTCGCGGGTGCATATCATGTAAAATGATTTCATCTAGAAGTCCTTATGATTTGGTGTGTTACACGTCTGCGCCTTGGAATCGGCGTTGTTGAGGTTTGCTACTTTGCAAGCAAGCGTTAGCAGCTTCCATCTGGTCCACATCCATAAAGTGACCATTTTTGAATCTCTGGTATACGGTCCCTGTTTTCCCGAATCGGTTTTTGGTCACGATAATTTCAGCATATGGGGCCGCTGATGAGTTCTCGTTATAAACCGCATCACGGTAAAGCATGATGATAGAGTCTGCGTCCTGCTCAATGCTGCCTGAGTCGCGCAAATCACCATTAACGGGCCGTTTGTTTGGTCGCTTCTCAACATCGCGTGAGAGTTGGCTGAGTGAGATAACTGGGGTTAGTAATTCTTTAGCCATTCCCTTGAGATTTGATGAGATATAACCAATTGCAAGGTCGTTACGCTCTGCTTTTGGTTTTTCTATCAGGCCCAAGTAATCGACCAGAATTAATGCCAGTGAGGGATATTGCTGTTTGTGGCGTTTCGCTATGGCCCTGATTTGGTCCACATCGAGTTTACTTGCATCGACAACCCATACATCCAAATCTTGGACCCGACCGATACCATTTGAAACTCTGGCCCATCCTTCATCATCCATTTTTGCCGGATTTCTCAGTGATGAAACTGATAGGCCCGATGCCCCAGCAATTTGACGCTCCATGATTTGACGTGAACTCATTTCCATTGAGAAAATCAGAACGCCTTTCTTGTGGCCAGTTTGTTTATCAATTTGTGAAGCTACGCCTTCGGTTACCCGTAATGCAAACTCGGTTTTCCCCATTGCAGGACGGGCCGCAACGATAACGAGATCCACTGCGTTGATACCGCCAGTAATTTCATCAAGTTCAGGAATGCCAGTTTTCAGGGTGTCTGATTCATCGCCATTGGTTAGGCGCTGTTCTAACACTTCCGTAAAATCGGCTATCAGGTCCTTGGTATGCACTGGTTTAATTTCATCGTTAGCGGCCCGTAGTTCGTTGGCCTTTTTGATGAGTTGGTCCATTGCTTCGGCGGCTGCGTCAATAGTTCCTGATTCGATAACGTGGCGGTGTTGGTCCATCAAGCTAATCATTTCACGTCGATTGTGATTATCAGTCACCATCGTAGCGTAGCCTTTCAAGTTTGCTGCGCTAGGGCAGTTCTTTGCGGCTTCCATGATGTCAGCGAAATGTTTGTCACCCATTGCCTCGGCAACCATCATTAAATCAATCATGCCGCGAGTTTTGGCTTGTTTCTGAATAACTTTGTAGGTTTCTCGGTAGAAATGAGATCCGAATGCTTCTGGTTTTAAAGTGGCGAGTACATCTGATGCGTTGAGTGTTAATCCGTCTTTCAGCAAGCCACCAATTACGCTTGCTTCGATTTGGTTGTTGACCATTAGAATCCCCTGTCAGCAAATTTCCCTTCACGAACCCCTGTCAGGGTTGTGTCTCTCAGTAAATAATCAATGTCTGCGGTCCATCCTGTATTGTTTTCACCAAAATAAAATGGCTTAGCCATTCTCACAAAGGCTCGAACATAGGCCCGCCACCCATCAACATTTTGCGTTGCGAGGTTTTTGATTATTTTCCTGATCCGAGTTTTACGTTTCTCGTTGGCTTCAACAGCGTGAGGTAATCTATCTCCAACTTCCTCATTGTAGGCATTGAGATATTCGTCGTAGTTAACTGGTTGAGATTTTCGCTTAGAAGGTTTAGTCAATTCTCCCCCTTTCACCTCTTGAGGGGTAAGGGGTGTATTACTTTCTTTCTTTTCTTTTGAAAGAGTTTCTTTTGTGTTTAGCTGACTTGGCTTATGCTCGTTAGCTACTTTAGCTAATCTTTCATTAGCTGACTTAGCTAATGTTTCGCTAACTTGGCTAATATCAAATTTCCACTCATTGAACGCCTTATTAATTCCTATTTGATTACCAGATGAAATAACAATATTCATAGCTATCATTTCATTTTTGGCCTTGCATACATGAGTGTGATGAATGCCTGTCATTGACGCTATTTGAGTATTTGTGATGCGGTCCAGTTTTTTACTAAACCCGTATGTTTTTCTAACTATCGCCAGAAATACTTTTAATTGCCTAGCTGTCAAATCAGACGACATAGCAGCCTCAAGAAGGTCATTAGCAATTCTGGTATAGCCATCTTCAAGGTTTGCCACTTTCGGCCTCTCTTGCTGTCGTTGGTTGCTAAAATCAGCGTATGCAACGTTACTCATGCTGTTTCCCTCCAGTGACTTCCTGACGATGCTCAAGCCGTAATTTTGCATCTTCTAATGCTGACCTGAGCGCCTTAGCTCCCTGCTCAGTGACCGAGCGATTAGCCCGATCACGCATGACGTTTTTATGCACAGCGCTGTAATTAAATTTTCGTTTCATGTATAATTACCTCTCTACCTTGAAGTAAACTCACGATCAATTGACAGTTCTATTTGTTCCGCCTCGATAGTTGCCACTGCCGAGGCGTTTTTTTTGACCTTCACCTTCTTTTCCAGCGCCTGAATTAACCTTTCTGCATAGTCACCTTCAATAACAACCTTTGTTGGCTTATCGCTGATGTTTACAGAGTCAGGTGGCAATCCGAATTTACTCACCAACTGGCAAGCTAAATCGAATATTCTGGCTTTATCTCGACTGGATTTAGAGGGGTGAATGCCTAGCTCTTTAGCTAGACCGTTGTTTCCGATTGAATACATTTCTTTGAGATAGAAAGTCATCAGTTCGTTAGATGAACATTCCACTTTGATAGTTTTTGCATGTTCCATTTGTTAAATTCCTTTTGACGTAGTTAGTCCGTTGCTCACGATCCTGTGAGTTAAGTTTTGTATTGATACCCTTTTTCAGGGCTGGGGATTTAAAGAGCGAGTTAGTTGTTATTTTTTGTTACTAGGGAATGGTTTAATTTCAATTGCCTTAATTCCAGCGTCAGTTGCAGTTAGCAATATATTTCTACCTTCTCTAATTGCCTTACTGATCGCCCCTTGAGTAACTCCGATTTCTTTTGCGGTTTTGTCTTGACCGTGTTGTTTTACATAGTCCTTAAGTGCGAGTTCATTCATTTTTCTCTCCTTCTAATGAATTTACATCAATTATTATTTACGGTAATAAAAATGTCAATACTTGCGGTATTTTTAATAAATAACCATTAGTAATAAAATGAACACATGAACAGAAAAAAACCATTAACCGCAGAGCAATTGGCTGATGCCGCAAGGCTTAAGTTAATCTACTCATCGAAGCGTAAAGAATTAGGGATAAACCAAGAGGACATAGCTGAAAAGCTAGGTGTCAATCAGAGTGCTGTCAGTCACTATTTGAATGGAGTTAATCCTTTAAATCCTAACGCCGTTGCCGCATTCGCAAAAATATTACAAGTTCATGCAGGTGAAATAAGTCCATCTATTGCCAAACAAATTATGTCATTAGCTCAATCTACTGATGACGAAATCGAATACATCGGTGAAATACCATCTGGCACCGTTAAGGTTATTGGCGAGGCTATTTTAGGTATCGATGGCGCAGTAGACATGATGGAAGAGCATAACGGCTGGTTAAAGATTTACAGTGATGACAAGGACGCTTATGGATTAAAGGTTAAAGGCGATAGCATGTGGCCTAGAATCCAATCTGGAGAATACGTGGTGGTTGAACCTAATACTAACGTAAGGTCTGGTGATGAGGTCTTTGTTAGAACTGTAGATGGTCACAACATGATCAAGGTATTCAACAAAACCAGAGATGGCGATTATCAATTTACTAGCATTAATAACGCACATAAGCCTATAACTCTAGACCCTAGTCAAGTGGATAAAATGCATTATGTAGCCGCTATTGTTAAGCCCACTAAGTATATTGATAAATGGGAACGTGAAACAAAGCTAAGCTTAGTACCGCCATTGATTAAGTGAAGTCTCAGTGGCCTGACGACACGTTTTAATATGAATAAACTGCTAGAGCTGATATCCAACTCCAACATAATGATACTGCTAGTTGCTATTGCAGTGCTGGATATCATTCTATTGTTGCTGATTGCATTTGATAATTAGTGAGGGTTCGATATGAAAAGATTATTAGAACTCATCAGTAAAAATAAGCTGCTGATTGTTATGTTAATAATAGCGCTAGCAGTTGGAGCAGTATTACAGCTTGCAGAAGAGCCTTTTGCTTGGATTTCGGTTTTCAATGCAGAGTAGAGTAAATATACGTTTTAGAGGGATGTATGGCATTTAACGATATTGAAGTAGCGAACATTAAGAGATGCATGGAATTTTTCATGGAGAAACGTAGGCCGGCTGAACACCTTAGAGATGAGCTAGATTTAAGCTACAACATTGAAGATGACTCCGTTGTCATATTTGAAGTAAGACGCCTTACTTGGAGTAATGGTCAAGCTCAAGAGCCAATTGCCAAAATTACACATAACAAATCTAAAAGCTCTTGGTCTCTATTTTGGATGGATAAAGATAGTAACTGGCACAACTATGATGAAAAAATGTTAGGTAGTTTCTCTGACGCTATTAAGCTCGTTGAAGATGATGTACAAGGCTGCTTCTTTGGGTGACGACACGTTTTAGGGTGTGTTTAAAAAAACAACAGTAAAACTGAAATTTGGTTGACGCGATCTTGTCAGCCAAGGCTAATAACAAGAAAAATAATAATAAAATTAAACAACTAGGGAATGTGATTTTTATGTAAACAAACAAGGAAAAGATGATGGATAATACCAAAGATGAAAGTAAAAAAAAGAAAACGCCAAAGCCTAAACAGATAAAGATGAGGGCGTTTAAAATTGAAAATCATGATGTGAGTAAAAGCGTTAGCCCTGCAAAACAACAAATTTTAGCCAAACTCACTAGCACAACTACAGTTAAAGAAAGGTGCATGATTCTTAATTCTGAAGACCCTAAAAAAGAGCAGGATCTCATCTCGTATTACCAAACATCAGAAACAAGTGGATCTGTGTTTTGCAATATGATGCGAGTAACTCCGAGTGAAGGCGTAGAAAAAATACCTGATCTCCTTTTTGAAAAACCCTCATTCACAATGAGCGACCTACAAAATGCTGATATAGATACATCTGTCATCTGTAAAAATCACTTTTACTTTTGCATGAATGATAAATTTTTGGTCACTAATTTACCGTTAAATAAGACAATTTCCTCATTGCAAACTTATGTTTGCTGGCTAGCTAATAATGAATTGATTGAGTTCACACCTATGATTGTAAAAAACAAACAAACTCAATTGAAAGATTTACAACTTATGTCAATAAAAGATCCGTCCCCTATAAAAAATATGGGTAGCTCCGATGAAGAACAGCCACCTAAAGAAAGCGATGGCAATAACGTTAAGAGCACTGCGGTAACAACTTCAGAAGAAAAAAATACGAAAATAAAGCTCTCATCTGCTGTGATGGAAACCCTTAAATCAATTATTCCATCATCTTTGTCTAATTTTAAAGAAATAGTTGACAACCAAATAGTTTCAGCTGAATTATTAATTAAATTCAACAAACCAAAAGACATGGATGAAGAGGATTATGCTAGAATACTAGGAGCAACACTTAAACCAGTTAGTGACCTAGATAACATAGTGTTTAAGAGGAAAGATGGTAGAAGAGATGTTAAAGGAAAAGACCTTCTAAAGATAAAGAACGTGCTTATTGACGTTACTGAGTCTGGTAAACTTGTTGACCAGCAGGTCTTCCAAGAAATGAGCAAGTATTTAATTGAGATAGAGAGTGAAACGACAAGTAATTAGTTTTTTGCTAATAACTATAATCACAATAGGCTTCCCGTCAATCATGAGCTGGAGGCCAGACACTTTTTTGCTTTCTACTTTGTATACAGTCTGTGGAATCATGTTTTCAATAGGGCTTGGTCTAATCGTAACATTCAATATGAATGGGGTTAAAAACAAGAGTTACATAAACAAAATCAGAAAAAATCTAACATCAGTACGAGATTCATTTTTAATATATTTTGTAATTTCTACAACGTGTTTAGTGTTAGGTCAGTACCTGAATGATGTTGATGTTAAGTTCGAAGTTAAAGGGACTGTGATAACAATATCTCCTGTAATGCTATTTTTTTCATTAATTATCTACTCAATTATCTTCTTTATTATAAATTTCCTAGAAGTTCAAAAATTAAGCCAAGATATATTTGATAAAATTAACCAAGAAACTAACTAGCTCAATCAGAACCCCATTCAGCCCTCCCCGCGAGGGCTTTTTTGTGCCCTATCCAATCTTACCCATACTTCTAACCACTTGAGCAGCATCGCGTAAAGCGCCTTTGTGTAGTGTGTTCGTTACCTCTTTACGACATCGCTCAAGTTCATCAATAATCATTTCTTTGGTGATGGTGTCGGTATTGTCCAGTAGTCTAAATACAGCACAGCCTACCTCTTTAACCACATTTGCGATTTTCTCGTCATCTAATTCCATAAATCCTCCCGAGTTTTACGACAATTTAGCATAGGTTTTGCTATCTCATGTGATTTCCCTCGCAAGATAAATAATTTTTGAAAATAAATTACCTGAAAAATCAATAATATTACCGTAGATAAATATTTTTATTACCGCAAGTATTGACTAAATAAATTACCGGATGTAATATTAATTCCATCGAAGGCAAGGAGCCATAGATAAACAGGATGTTAGCTCTTTAAGCAGATAGCGCTGTAAAAGCGCAAACCAAAGACAGTATGTTTTGGGATTGGTGAACGCTAAGGCTGATTAGCAATATAGGCATCGGTAATAACTCAGTAAGTCGCATGTCGCATGACGTAACACCGAAAGTAGGAGATCAGCACCTACCGCCAATCACCAAAGCAAACTGAAAGGGGAAAACTATGTGTAACTTTCACGGCTACAACAACGCCAGATCACGCAGAATGGAACGCAGAAAAGCATTGCAGGAAGCGCACGCATTAACTGAAAGCTTAAAAGCAGCAATACATGGCGAACCAGCAAAAGAAGAAAAACGCCCTACTTTATCACTAACACGCAAACCAGTTAGCCGAGTTGAAAAAGCAATTTCAATTCGCAGCACTAAAGTTTATGACTCAGCAGATAACACCTGCTTACCAAATTCTAGTATTTACTCAGCTAAATATAGAAAATCTGGTACGCTGTTAGAATCTGGAGAAGTAACTGCGAGAGCTTAATATAGTGGAAACGCCAATGAGAATTGAATGCCCTGTATGTAAAAGGCTTTTCAACCCGATGAATCCTAAATATCACATTGATAAGCACCACGCGAATGCAAGTGATAGCGAGCTGATAAGAATTAGAGACGCTAAGCGTAAGGTTCTAGGTAGCGAAAAGCCAGTAAAGAACAAGCATTACCTGCTAAAAAGCATAAACAAACACAACGGTTCGCCACCAATGCAAGGCGGATTACCCTCACTAGGGAAGAAAAGATAAACCTCGCAAATGCGGGGTTTTTTATTACCTAAATTTAGATGGGTGGGATATGAAAACGAAAGTTACCTGTCCGTTGTGTCTAAGGACATTTGACCCGCGATTACCAGTTATGCACATCAGCAAGTATCACAAAGATGCTACTGATGCTCAGTTAGCTAAGATCAGAAACGTTCGCAGGAATGCGACACACACAAGCAACCACGGCTACGCAAGCCGATTATGAGTGATGGAAGTGTTACAGCACGAGGGTGAACATGGAAAAAGTAAAATATTGCAGCAAATGCGACAAGATAAAAGAAGTTGGTCTGTTTCATAAAAATAAGTCAAATCATGATGGATTAGCAGATCACTGCAAAGAATGCGTAAAGAAGGCATATCAAGATAGACAGCGCAGACGTAAGGAAGAAAAAAATAAACCATATCCAGTTGAAGGTTATGCGAATTTAAAAGATACAGCAGACTTCTTAGGTTTATCAGATGTTTCAGTAAGAAGGATGCGAAAGCGAGACGAGCTACCTAAAGCTGTAATTTTCTTCGGCGGCAAAGTCATGTTTGATGCAAAGGAAATTCGTGAGTGGGCAAAAAGCAAGACTATCAAGTAATAGCAATTATTAAAAGTTAACTAATTACAGTCCATCAAGGTGGGCTGTGGTGAGTTGATTAATAGATAGGAGATAGAAAATGGAAATTAAAAGTTTATTAGACGAAATCGAAACAACGAAGCGCGCCATACAGCGGGCAGATAATGTGCTTGATTTTAACAAAAGGGATGCATCCATTACTTGGATGGTCTGTGCAGATAATAACACTTCGTTCAGAGCATTTGCAGACCAAGAGTTTCTCATTGAGGCCGTCAAGTCTCAGCGTGAAGTATTTATAACTCGACTGCAAAAACTGCAAGAAGCGGTGACAGTAGTTGAGAAAGTTATCGATGGGCTTGTTTGATTACTAGCATCGTGTTTAGTTAATAACGGAGGGAGTATGCATAAATGCCAATGTTGCGGATATATGTTTGAAGATAACAACATGCAACGAATATCCCTGAATATGGTTGGTAAGCCTTACAACATCTGCAAATCATGTGCAGATAAGTATAAGAAAAAAGGCATGTGGGATGATGCTAAAAATGACATCAATTGGAAATTAGTTCCTTGTGTCGACTAGAGCAAGGGAATAACGGAGGGAGCATGACAATAGATGATTTCCACAATGGAAAGCTACCCATGCCGAAGTTATTTAGAGTTGTTAGCGTTGAGCTTGGTGTGCTACGTAGCTGCCTTGGTAGTGGCTATGGCGTCATATTTGATTGCGACGAAACTGTGATAAGAAAAGTTCGCAGAGTTAAATCAAAAATAGGCTGGCATTGGCAGTTGGTCATGGAGCATAAAGACCAAGAGATATGGGATTACCACCTAGAGTCAGACAGGGAAAGTCTTAACAATATCAATTATGAATACGGACTGATGAAATAGTTAGGAGGGAATATGACAGAACAATACGAATATGCATCTATTCGCGTAGAAATGGCGAGTGATGCGACTATTAGGGATTATTTCGCTGCTAAGGCTATGAATGCAATGATTACAACAGCGGCTACACCAGTATTAACTTCAATGGCTGAGCTAGAGAATCATATCGCTAAAACAGCTTATGTCATGGCAGATGCAATGTTAAAGGCTAGGGGGTGATATATGGGATTTAAGCATAGTCCAGCGCCTTGGCATTTAAGGGATGGAATAAATGGATACTCAACTTTAGTTGATGATAATTATAACGTTATTTTTGCATCGCCAGATGACATTAAAAAAGAAGACGCCGACCTAATCGCAGCAGCACCAGAGTTATTAGAGGCTTTGATTGAGCTAACGGAAAGCGCAAAAGAGGCTATTGATGACCTAGGTGACTTGTCGGACGCAATAGACACAGCCAAAGCAGCAATCGCAAAAGCCCTCGGTCAGCAGTAACCCACCACTTAATCATTCATATCGCTATTAATAGTGAGGGATACGCATATAAGGAATTAATTATGAGTAACTTCGGATATTGCGAAGGAGACACCTGTTTGCGTAATGGGTGCCAAGGAACCATAGAGCTACATCCAGTGAATAATTGTTCTTGCCATTTAAGTGCTCCTTGCAGTGCATGTACAGCACCTAGCGGATATTGCGATGAGTGCGGATGGGAAGAGTCAGAAGATGAAATCATTAATGATTATGTTGTCAGTACGGACAAGGTTACTGGAGCCTATCGCTCATGGGAGCCTAGAAAATTAGACCCGACAAAACTGGATTACTACAGCAAGCCACATTCAAGCTGCTCAATGATTAAAGAAGGCGTTTATCCAGAGGGAATGGATAAAGAAGAAGTTAGGAAAGAAGTCATTGGCACGTTTGGCGGTAGGTTTGAGCACTTTGGAAATGGAAAATTTAAATTTATAGCCTACACGGATTAACGCACATAAGGAACATAGGAAATGGCAAATGAATTAGTCGTAATTGAGAAATCGACGGCGCTTGAAGTATTTAAGTCATCGGATAGCGTCGAAGATATTATTAGCAAAATTGAGAGTGAGGTTAACTCATTTGTTAATGATGTTAATACTGACAAAGGTCGAAAAGAAATCAAGTCTCTTGCGTACAGGGTTGCACAGTCGAAAACTTATCTCGATGGACTTGGCAAAGACTTAGTCGCAGAGCTGAAGGAAATCCCTAAGCTTATAGATGCCAACCGAAAGACAGTGCGCGACCGACTTGACGCTCTACGCGATAAAGTTCGCCAGCCACTTACCGAATGGGAGGCTGAGCAAGATAGAATAAAAGCAGAAAAGCAAATGTTAGCGTGGCACGAAGAAGCGCTAGAAATGAATGCCGCATTCGATAAGGCACTTGCTGAGCGCATCGAGTCAGACCATGAAATCGCCCTGCTCATGAATGAGAAATTCGACCGTGATTTAACAGAAGCTAAAGCAGAAGCGGAACGTCAGCGTATTGCTCACGAAGAAGAAATTAAGCGTCAGGCAGCAGAAACGGCGAGACTTGAAGCAGAGCGCAAAGCACAGCAAGAAATCGAAGCAGTAGTACAGCGCGAACGTGAAGCAAAAGAAGCACAAGAGCGTGCAGAGCGTGAAAAGCAGGAAGCTATTCAACGTGCAGAGCAAGAAGCTAAAGAGGCTCAGGAGCGAGCCGAACGCGAGAAACAAGCAGCTATCGAAGCTGAGCGCAAGAAAGCTCATGAAGCTGAACAAGCGCGACTGGCAGAAGAAGAACGTAAGCGTAAGGAAGATGCGAAGCGTCAAGAAGATAAAGAACATCGCCGTGTATTTAATCAAGAGGCATTGAAAGCCTTAGTCAGTAACGGATTTGATGAAAAATTAGCGACTGAATTTATTAAGCTAGTTGCAAGTAACCAAATCCCCCACATGACAATGAATTACTAATACCCACCGCACCAACACCAGAACACTTTCAATAACAATCGCTATCAATCGATAAGTGAGGGTTTCGCACATCCAGAGGTAAGCATGAATATTGATAAACATAAACTTTGCATAGCTCAACAACAAGCATGGCGTGCTCTTTATCTCAAGGATGAGAACGGGTGGAGCGAAGCAAACGAAACATTAAAAAAAGCATACGGAGTACAACATGAACGCAAAGCAGAAACACGCAAAGCAACAGATATTCACCCTACTTCGCGAGTCTGAAATGACTGAGCAACAAGTCGAATTACTGTTTGCTGATTGGAAATTTAAACAGCAATGCGAAAAAACAAATCGCATTTTACGTCAGGTTGATGCTCGTGGAGCGTACGCATTCACGTAAGGACGCAGCATGAGAATTTCAGAGTATGAACTCAAGCAAAGGCAGGATGCCGAGAAACGACGCAGGGAACGCGAGGAAGAAGAGCAATGGGAGACTAATTTCTCACTAGGCATTCCTCAAGAGTCTACTCCTAGTAGGTGGATGAGAGGTGAATATGGGTAAGTATTTAATACCTGCATTCCCCAGTCATAAAAGCAAGGATGCTGCCCTGAAATATGCTTTCTCAATTATTGATGAAGATATCGAAAGGCGAAGAGTGCGTGACCTAACGGGCAATGAAATTCAACCAGTTGAAAGGATTTCAACACTAGAATTAGCCCATGCCGCACTAGTTAAAAGTCAAAACTTAGAAATGTCCCAATTCTACCCTCCTCTACCTGAACACATTCAAGCGCAACGAAGACAGGCTGACTTGGAGCGATACGCAAGGCATATATCCAAAGGTAACTTTGACCCTTATCGTGGAGCCACAGAGATTCCATTAGGCGGCAGAATTGTAGGTGACTAATTTTCGGAGGTAATTATGGGAACAGCAACGTTAATTATTGGTGAGTCTGGCACAGGGAAAAGTACCAGCTTACGCAATATCAAACCAGAAGAAACGCTATTAATTCAGACGGTAAGGAAACCGTTGCCGTTTCGGTCTAATGCATGGAAGCCTTTTAATCACAAGGAACCTGTAACTTCAATATTTGTTTGTGACCAATGGGAAAGAATAGCCAAAGCCATAAGTTCAGCAGCTAGTTTTGGTAAAAAAATAGTCGTCGTTGATGACTTTCAATATTTGATGGCTAACGAATTCATGCGCCGATCTGATGAAAAATCATTTGATAAATTCACAGAAATAGGCGCTCACACATGGAATGTGATTAACGCAGCCATCGGCAATACGCCTGATGATGTGCGAGTTTACTTTTTAGCCCACACAGAAGAAACGCAAATGGGAAAAGTAAAAATGAAAACTATCGGCAGGATGCTGGATGAAAAAATAACTGTGGAGGGGATGTTTACTATCGTACTGAAAACACTGGTCAAGGATGGTCAGTATCTATTTTCAACACAGAATAGCGGTAACGACACAGTTAAATCACCAATGGGGATGTTTGAATCCCACGAAATAGAAAATGACTTAGAAGCCGTTGACGCTGCAATTTGCGAATACTACGGAATTGAAAAAACTAAAGAAATGGAGAAAGCAGCATGAACAGCAATGTAATTTTTACCTACAACCAAGAAGATGCGTTGGCAGCAGGTCAAAGCGGATTTATTAACGAATCAGGCGCTTATGTAATTACCATCGCAGAGGCAAAGTTAGGTACATCCGAATCAGGTGCGAAGTTTATTGAGTTCTCTGGTGATACAGATGATGGACGAAAAATTAACTATCTAAGTGTTTACAGTACCAAGAAAGACGGTGAAATTAATAAATTCGGCTACAACATGATTAACGCAATCATGGGCTGCGCTGGCGTTATGCAACTCACTGAAAAGATGATTTCTGTTAGTCACTTTATCGCGCCTGAATTTACTGGCAAGCGTGTTGGGTTAGTGCTGCAAAAGACTCTGAAAACCAAATCAAACGGCAGCGATACTTACAGCTTTGATATTCGAATTCCGTTCTTTGCTGACACTCGCCAGATTCTACAAGAAAAGATTGATGGAGCCGCACCAGTAGCTATCGATAACATTCTTTCTACACTGAAAGACAAGGACGAGCGCAGGCAGCTAGGCCAATCAAGCCAAGGCTACGGATACCAGCAAGCCACTAACAATGATGATGCGCCATTCTGATTAAATCCCGTTAATTCGGGCTAACCCTCCCCTGCTGTTTATGTGATTTAACCAAAGGATATAACCATTACTCAGTGCAAGGATGCAAACAGGAGATAGATATGACTATTGAACAGTTACAAGAAGAAAATGCGAAGTTGAAACAGGCGATTATTCATATGTACCTTTGTAAATTTAAAAGCAAAGAAGGGAGAACATTTTATTTAGTAGACCGCAGCTCTCTTAATTGTGCGTACGACTTAGCAAAGCCAAAGGATTAATTTGACTCGCAGGGATGCAATGAATAAAAAATGCCGCCACGGAGCGGACGGCAAGGGGTTATCTAGATATGTTTATAGTTTCTCTGTGTAAGCAATTTAAGAATAGTTAAGGCATGGAATTTAGCAAGGAAGTAGATAAAAAAATGCCGACACAGGGAGTATCGGCGAGGACTTCAAAAATAATTAGAAAGTTCATATTAACTATAGGCTATAAACTTAAAATACTGATGAATTGTTTTAATCCTATCAATTAAATATATGCAATGAAGAGTGTTAAATATGAACTAAAACTCACAAACCAAGAACAATAATAGCAATGCAACAAAACAACCAATCGTAACGATTGTCGCCACAGCCTTTAACATGCAGACAATTGCATCAATGGAGCTTATTGGTTGGTTTCTATCATTTCTATTATGAAAAATCATGCGAGTCATCCAAATTAGAATTTATACGCATAATTTACTCGCAAAGAGATTATCAGAATAGGATTTCCCTCAGTAAATAACACTTTCTTACAAATTAAATAGGTCGAGTGATGGATAAATCAAGGCAGCAATTTGAAGAGACAATAAAGAAACTTAGCGACCAGTCAGAATTTGAATCAAAACTTAAACGCGCAAATAACGGATTAAATTACGCTGACCGTGACGTAGATTTAATGTGGATTAGCTGGCAAGCATCACGCGAGAGTTTTGAGGTTGAATTACCAGAGCGTAAAAATTATAGCGGATTTCAGCAATTTGATGACGGTTATGAAAGAGCAATTGATGATTGCGAAAACATATTAATCAGAAACGGAGTGAAAATAAAAAATGAATAAAAATGAGCTTCAAGTATTAATCGATTATACCAAAGGTATGATTGCAGATAATAAAGAGCCAGAAAAGAAAGCGATTATTGCATTGTGTGACGAGTTAAATCGAATCATTAATCAGTATCCAACTGGTTTTGCTCCTGAAAAAGAACTTAGAAATCTAGACGTAAAATTCACTACATTACATCCATTAAAAACTAGTTATCATAACATTCCATTATATAGATTGGATTAAATAATAATGAAACTATTTGTACTGTTATTAATTTGGCAGTGATATGTTACGCCTGTATCTGAGCAAATATACACACAGCAAGAATGCGATAGCCGTGCTATGCAGATAATGCAGGTGCGGGATGTTGAAATTAAGTGTGGTGAGGTGTTCAATGAAATTTAAAGTCGGCGATAAGGTTAGAGTGCATCCTCTAGATGAAAACGGAACTGTTTATTTAGTTGATGATAAATCTACTTCATTACCCTATTTAATTGAAGATGAAGATGGTCAAACGTCATGGTGACCTGAAGAAGATTTGGAGTTAATCAATGAATGAATACACCGAACTATCTGACTTCGAGATTAACAGAAAAATAGCGGAAATGGATGCTAAGAATAGATATGTTTATTTCGAAAAAGAACAAACTATTTTTAGAAAGTTTAATAATGGTCAGACTCAAAAGTTTAATCCGTGTAATTATCCAACTGATGCAATGCCGATTATTATTGAGAATAAGATAGCAATGAATCCTAAAGATGATATCTGGCAATGCGGGTCAGGATGGAATGTAGCTGAAAATAAAAACCCACTGCGCGCGTGTATGGAATCTTATTTATTAATGAAGGATGCGGAGAATGAAAAAGTATGACCTCATATTAGCTGATCCACCTTGGCAATATAATAATAAAGCATCAAACGGCGCAGCAACCAATCACTATAACACTACCGATTTATATTCCCTCTCTCGATTACCAATAGAAACTATAGCCTCTGAAAACTCCGTCCTGTGCATGTGGTATACGGGTAATTTTGCACTTGAAGCAATTAAGTTATCTGAAGCATGGGGATTTAAAGTTAAAACTATGCTCGGTTTCGTTTGGATTAAATTAAATAAATTGGCAATGGAAAGAATAACAAAGCAAATACAAAACGGTGAGTTATTCGATGCCTACGATTATATGGATATTTTAAATAACGAAACGAAAATTAATGGTGGTAATTACACTCGTGCAAATGCAGAAATATGCCTGATAGCTGTTCGTGGTAATGGTCTACCACGTCAATCTTCCAGTGTTCGGCAAGTAATTTACTCATGCCTTGGTGATCATAGTGAAAAGCCAAAGGAAGTACATCACAGGTTAGAGGAGTTATATGGAGACGTGCCACGCATCGAATTATTCGCTCGTGAGAAATTTGGTGATTGGGATGTGTTCGGGGATCAGGTGGAAAGTAATATTCAATTTAATAACGTATTGAAAATAGCATAGGTGGCCTATGACACCACAGGAGCATGAAAACGGATTGCGAGCAGTGGCAAGGAAATTCCACAAAGAACTGAAGAATTGCGACAAAATAACCAACGAAATATCAACCAAAACTCTACTCAAGCACCTACCCGAATTCACTAAATATTTACCATCCGATAAGAAACAAAAGTACACACCTAACATGTGGCTCAATCACTATGTTATGACGATAGATAAGGAGATTAATGGTGACAGGAATAACCATATCTAGAAAAGAAGCAGCAGAAATAATTGGTATAACTGAAAACACACTATCACAGTGGTGCAAGCAAGGAATGATCGCATTCACAAAGAAAAACCCTCTAAAGAAAAATTCCCCTTACTTATTCACTAGAGCAGCATGTATTGCAGCGGCCAACAAATCAATTCACACTATACCAGTGAACACTGGTGAGACAGGAGAAAGGAAACCATGTCAATATTCCAAAGAGGAAAAATCTGGTACGGGGACTACACGACGCCAAGCGGCAAGCGTATCAAGGAGTCTCTTGGCACAACGAACAAGAAGCAAGCACAGGAGCTACACGACAAACGAAAGTCTGAACTGTGGCGCATAGAAAAGCTTGGTGACTTCCCTGATGTCACATTTGAGGAGGCGATTGTTCGTTGGATAGAGGAGAAAGCTGATAAAAAATCACTGGATGATGATAAAGGTCGGCTTTCCTTTTGGTTAGATCACTTCGAAGGTGTGAAGCTTAAAGATATTACAGAAGCAAAAATTTATGCAGCTGTAAGCAAGATGAGAAATAGGAAGGTTAGAGAGCGATGGGAAAAGCAAGCGGAAGCCGCTAAGCGTAAGGGAAAGGAAATCCCTGCTTATTCAGAAGCACAAGTAACCACAGCCACAAAAGCAAAGCATTTGGCAATTATGAAGTCATTACTACGAACTGCTGAGCGCGAGTGGAAATGGCTGGAAAAGTCACCTGTTATTAAAGTGCCAACAGTGAGAGAAAAACGGGTTCGGTGGCTAGAGCATCACGAAGCACAAAGGCTGATCCGTGAGTGCCCTGAGCCACTGAAATCCGTAGTTATATTTGCTCTAGCTACTGGGCTGCGACGTTCCAATATAATCAATTTAGAGTGGAATCAGATTGATATGCAAAGAAAAGTCGCTTGGATAAATCCAGAGGAAAGCAAATCAGGTCAGGCTATCGGCGTGGCTTTAAATGATACATCTTGTCAGGTTCTCAAAGAGCAAATTGGAAATCACCATAAATGGGTATTTGTTCATACCGAATCCAAAAAGAGACCAGACGGAACATTAACGCCAAGCGTTAGAAAAATGCGAGTTGATTCCAACACAGCATGGAGAGCCGCACTAAAAAGAGCAGGAATAGAAAACTTCCGCTTTCATGATCTGCGGCATACATGGGCTAGTTGGTTAATTCAGTCTGGCGTCCCGCTTTCAGTTCTACAAGAAATGGGCGGCTGGGAGTCGGTTGACATGGTGAGAAGATACGCTCACTTAGCGCCTAATCATTTAACTGAACACGCGAAGCAAATAGACACGATTTTCGGTACTTGCGTCCCAAATACGTCCCAGTTAGCAAAAGTGGAGAATTTTAAATGA